AAACAATGCAGATAAAAAACTAATTGAGGGCTTTATAGATTTTTATAAACAAGTCTATACATTAAACGATTTTTCTTTTTCTTCTATTGCAAGTGAAAATACTAAAGAAGAAAAAAAAGCGATTTTAATAAAAGGGCTTGAAATCGTGAAAAAATCAATGAAATAAAACAAAATCAGAGTAGGGAAATATTTCCCTACTCACTTAAAAATTAAATTCTATGTTATTAAATATATTTTTATTTGTTGGTGTAATTTATTTAGCAATTCAATGTTATAGAGACTTAAAAGAAATTTTGAAAGACGATAACGAAACATTTAAAGACTAAAGAAAGCAAAGGGATAAATAAAAATGTTTGTCCCTTACTTTTTATTTTCAAATGTTAAATTTAAGGGAACCGTACGCCCCTTTTAGTACCCCACAAAAATCACTCTTCGTGATAAGGGCATGCCCAGATATCCCACATGCCCACAACCACACATGCTCACACAAAGAAACCCGAGAATAAAACATCCCTGGCTCTCATCCACCTTATCCCCCTGGTAGATTACAATATCAAAGTTCTTTCTATAAACCAAAAACTTATAAAGATATGGAAGAAAAAACATTATTCAAACTAGCACGTGCAATTACAGATACAGGTACAGATACTGTATCTTCAAAAGGTGGTACTATAACCTACCGTATCACTTCCCTTAAAAGAAAACTAGTAAATGGCAAAGTAGTTTCAACCTCTACACTCTCTTGTACTTTGGGCTCAGCCTCCGTAAGTTGGGCTACTTGGGGAGGAGTTACCGTTGGAGATGGTTACTTAGATGTAAAAATTAACTATTCAGAAAATACTGGGTCCTCAAGGTCTACTACTCTGACAGGGTCTAATAACAAAATCAATCTCACAGTAACTCAAGGGGCTGGTGTAACCTATAGTGGATACATAAAAATGGTTTCAAACACATTGCCTTTAGGTAGTGATAAATATAATACTGCTCAAATCATTGTGATGGCCTATTTAAAGGGTAGTGATGGGTCTAAAAAGCCAGAAACTCCCCATGTGGGTAATGCTCCCGATTGGTGCTCAGTATCCGTTGCCTCAGTGGGTACTCTTGAGAACCATTACAGGTTATCCCTGACCGCTTTATCGAGTAATCAAACTGGAGCTAGCCGTTCAGGGCATATCTTCTTAACCTGTGGGGATGCTAACCTTAGTATACCAGTAACTCAGAAGTCCCTGGTGGCTTCAACATTCACTCTCTCTGGATTGCCCATAGGTACAGGCTACTATCTCTTTGGCAGGGGAGCTAGGCCACAGAATACACCATCTTCAGGTCAGGCGTATATACAGGGTCTCTCAGCAACTGGTACTACTACTATGAAGATTCCATTCTATGCCAATAACTCAGAACCTGGTTCTCGAATAGAATGTACTACTGGAGATAAAGTAGCTGTATATACTAAATCAGGTGCTACCTGGATATTAGAGGGGTCATTTATAGTACCAAGTGCAGGAGGAACAGTATCAATCTAAAAACATTATACATTATGGAAAATAAAGTTCTTAAATTAGGGGGGGGGAGATCTACCCAAGATGCATATGCAGAAATAAAACAGGGAAACTCTGAGAGATGGAATATCCAATCCCAGAAAACTAAATATGTAAATGGCAAATTGTCCGGGGTTATTGGTGTTGGGTATACTGCTAGCATCGATAACCCGGACTATCTTTTAGAAGTAGACACGAGTGACAATATTATTCAGATTACTGCACGAAATGACGGTACTTCTGGGCTTTGTATATTTACACAAAATGAATCTGGTAATAAAATAAATCTACACCTTACTACTCCCGAAGAAAAAGAATATTGGGAAATACATTTTAATCCTATAACCGTCAATGAAGTAGACACGAGTGTTTTTTTTAAGACTACTACCAATATTAGTGGCGAAGGTAGATCTATGGCTGATGGTAACAGAAATAAGAATTGGATAGTAAATCAAAATAGATATGCTATTAATGTCTATATTGCTAACCTGTACCCGGGAAATTTCGAAATGTTGTCTTGGTCCTGCCTTGATAAGAATGGTAATGCTTTTATTCCTAGCTACAATTTACCAAGTAATTCATACTTTACAACAAAAACAACTGGATTGGGTTCCTATACTCTTACAAAAGTTTCAACTCCCTCTGCTAGCAGTGATACTCCTATACTCTCCAGTAGGTTTAACCCCACTAAAAAATATCCATTAGATTTGAATTTTTATTGGGTAGCTACAAATATTAATATAACATCCCAATTATAAAAGCAATTACCCAGAATATAAGAGCCAGTGTATATGCAACAGAATATCTATGCCATGGATACCAGCAGGTAATATAAGAATCTACTTTTAGTATTTCTGGATGTTCTTCCTCGTATTTTTTATCCTCTTCTCTAGAACTGTATTTATGAAATACATAGAAAGGTAAGAATACGAGGAAGATTATTAGAGCAACTGGGAACAAGAGTAGGAGAAGAATCTCCCACCCTTGCATTGATGACCCAGCATAATTACCATCTCTGTCAAAAAAGTATCTCATAGTAATTTGTATTTTATGTATCTGATTAATAGATAAATCGGAAATAGAGGTAATACTATCCATACAGAGATGAATAGAATAAGAGAGTGTATTTTGTGAGTATAGGGTAAATAATCCAAGCAAGCCCTTACAAAAAATACAGTGAACGGTAAGCATACCAAATAAATTATTGCTAATACAGTAGTCATTGTTCTTTGAAGTATTTGTTAATAATCTTGGTAAGCTTCTTATCAAATTCAATCATCATATCAAAAGCATCGGTATCTTTCATACTTTTCATTTCCTTGTCAAGGAACTCTATGTTTCTCTTAATCGAGAAATAAGCCTTATATGCAAGGAATACTCTTTCATTTTCTTCGGTAAGCGGACGAACTTCTCCCTTTTGCCCATCCAATCTTGGGTATGTATCATCAGGACCCAAGGTTCTTGCAACTTTTACTCGGTTACTGAGCATTGCGAATCCACCTTTTTTATCGATAGATTCCACTGTAACTTTCTCAATGATGGGTCTTCCAGATAATGTGAAGAGAACCTCATCCCCCTCTTTAAGCTTTTTGATTTCTTTCTTTTCTTTTTTCATATCTTTATTTATTAAGAATTTTTCTTTATGCAAATATACGAAATTATTTCTTATTTATTGCATTATCAATCATATTTTTAATAAATTCATAGGCATTGCCTCGGTAATCTTCTAGCATTTTGTATTCCTGTGGAGATAGAATTACTCCGTTTACTTTAAAAAGCTTTCTTAGATGTTCTGGTATAGTGCCTTGGTGAGTGATGTTATTATAACGGATAATGAAAAGCTTCTCTCGGTCTTCATCAATAACTCCCAGAGTGTTTACTGGTTGGAGTTTAGTTTGGTAAATACCACCAAAAGCCGAGGGCACCATTAAAATATTTCCGGGAATTTTAGTTACCCAGTGAGAATAATCTGGAGTAATTACCGCAATTTTACCCTCTTTCTCAAGCTCTTTATCATAAGCTAATCGATTAGACCAAAAAGCACATTGAAAACAAATTTGTTTTCTTGCCATAAGTTGAGGGATTTCCCGAGTTTCATCAAATTCCTCTAAATTAATGGGCTTGCCACATATCTGGCACTCATTTTTCTTGTCCATATTGCATTATTTTATAAGTTATATATGATAATAGAACCTCGAAACATATTGAAAATGGGTTATAAGCAATACTTTTGTTACTAAAATTGAACCATTAAAACTGATAAGTTATGGATAAACTAACAAATGAAATGATTAAAGACCTTGCTATTCGCTTAGGTTTAGAACCTGCCCTATTGAAAGCTGTCCAATTGGTGGAAGCTGCCGGTAGAGATGGGTTTTTAGCTGATGGTAGGCCTCAAATCCTCTTTGAGGGTCACATTATGTACAAAGAAGTACATAAGAAATTCCCTGACAGAGATTTAGCTTACCTTTGTAAGAGATATTCTACGATTTTCTTCCCTAAATGGGATAAATCGAAGTACTTGGGAGGTGTACACGAGTATAAGAGACTCGAATTAGCCAAAGAAATTGATGAGGAATGTGCATTGAAGTCTGCCAGTTGGGGTATGTTCCAAATTATGGGCTTCAATCACCGCCTTTGTGGATGTAAAGATGTCTTCGAATTTGTTCACAAGATGTCTGAATCTCATGAGAAACAATTGGAACTCATGTATTATTTCATGAATAACTCTGGTTGTTTGAAAGAACTCAAAGCAAAAGACTGGGCTGGCTTTGCCAAAAAGTATAATGGTCCCGGGTATGCCCAGAATGCCTATGATCAAAAGTTAAGAAATGCTTACGAAAATTTCAAAGATAAGTTATGAAAAGATGTCATTTTAACAGCTGGGTAGCAAAAGTATTCCTTTTCCCCAGTTACAAGGCAATAACCATGTTGTACAACTCCTTTTTCAAGCATAGAGTAGAGGAGTGTAAACCGGATGATATCAACCATGAGAGAATCCATCAGGTACAACAGATTGAGTGTAGTATAGTCGGTTTGATACTTGGTATCATACTCTGGGTATTATTCGATATATCCTTCTGGTGGGTAGTAGTTCTCTGTTTTGGTCTCTTCTACCTTTGGTATATTATCGAATATCTTCTCATTCTGTGTTTTGCCAAATGGGATAAACAGAATGAAAGGTATCATGATGTAAGTTTTGAAGAAGAAGCTCACAATAATGATAAAAATCTGAGTTATTTGGAAGACCGTAAACCATTTGCTTGGATTAAGTACATCAAATTGAGAAGTTACAAGAAATGAAAAAGTTAAGGGTATTGGGAGTGTGCGCTGGACAGGGTGCACTCCTGTTCCCTTTTAGGGAAAATTTGCTAGGGAATATAGAAATAAGAGGAGTTTTTCATACAAATTGCGAAAGTCAATGGAAGTTAAATTTTGGTGATATACCATTCTATAAGGGCTTTTGTTTACAAGAGTTCGATGAGAAAGTAGATATAATTATATCAAGCCCGGATTGTGGCTCATCTTCAGTAATGAGGCTGTCTAAAGTAAAAGAATTGGGCAATCCAAAAGATAATCGTAGTCTCAATCTAGTAATTTCATCGATACTCAAGTATAAGCCTAAGATATTTCTTATAGAAAATCTACCAAGACTGCTATCCTTGCTTCCCAAGAATTTTTTTGAGGAAACCTTTAAGGACTATAAACTTATTTTTCACGAAAGGTCAGTTTTTGATTATGGAAATTCTCAGATATCTAGGAAGCGTTTAGTTATCATTGGAGTACATAAAAAGACCGGTAAGAAATACTTGAATGCTTTTAATGAAGTATTTCAAGTAAAAAACCCAACAATTACTAGAAATCTACTTAAACCCCTCACGTTTTCTTCAGAAGATGATACCAATCAAATCCCTTGGATTAGTAAAACTCTGGCAATGTATGATTATCGAAAATTGCCTGAGAAAAAGAATCTAACTGTAGCAAAGATACATCGACTTTGGGTTAGAGATTTCAAAGATGAAAAGAAATGGCCTATCAAAACGGCAAAGATGAATACTCTCCCGGGAGTATATCGATTGGAGTATGATAAACCTCCACTAACCTTAAGACCTGCAGATAGGCAATTCAGACCAGACGGTTATCCTTTGGGGGTTGAGGATTTTAAGGCAATCATGGGATTCCCAAAGAAATTCAGAATTTACCTTCATGAAAACCAGGGTACCTCTGAAAAGGATTTTAAGGATCACCATTATTGGCTTAACAAGGCAAGATACACAATTGCCAAGGGCTCGGTTTATGAAGTAGGGTTATGGTTCAAACGTTGCCTCAAGAAAATTGACTCATCAAAACTGAGCTAAATTGAGCTGTTTTGAAAACCCTTTTTTCTTTTTATTAAGTTTTTCTTTTTTAGGAAAGTGCTTTCTGGTAAAGAAAGCTATAATCCTATAAATCATAAATCAACTCTGAAGGTAAGAAAGGGATTGTTAAGGGAAAACAAGGAAACGAGTGAGTACCAGAGTTTCACTAAAAGCGAAATTACCATGAAGAATTTAAAGAATGCCTTGTTTATTGTACTTCTAGGATTTACTATTTACCTTTGCTTCAGGAATTACAAACTTTCTCGAGAAGTTAATTCCCTGGAACTAGCGGTCAATGAAATCCCAGATACAGTATACAAAGACAAGCCTTTCAAACCAGAGAAGAAGTATTCTAAAGAAATTGAACCAGGTAAAATCTTAGTTTACGATAATAGTTACGATAATAGGCAGCCAACTCTCTTTCCTGATTCCATGCTAAGGCAGCCAGCTATCAGTAAACAAGATTCCCTGGTTCAAATTGTTTTGAAGAAAGATAAGTTGAATTTGAGTTTATTCAATCAACAGACTGGAACTTATTCAACTAAGCTGTTCAAAATTGACTTAGATAAGTACAACTACAACTGGTATGAAGGTCAATTAACTCGAAAGAAAGTTGCAAGGTTATCACTTAAGCCTTATGTTTACGGCAAATATAGACCTTTCAATAATCTCTTCGATATGGGAGCTGGTCTTTCAATCAAGACTAAGAGATTTAATTACAAATTCGGAGTCAATACCTTTTACTATCCGAAGATAAAATCTGGTATAGGTACTGACATCGAATTTCAAATAACGTATAACTTTTAAGTAATGGCAAAGACTATCTCAGAAACTAGAACTACATTAACTCGGGAAGAACTATCAAACCTATCCCGAGTTTCTAGTGATGTTTTCTTTTTTAGCCTTTTTTGCTATGTGATACATCCAGTAAGAGGAAAGGTAAGATTCGATTTATACCCATTTCAAAAATCGGTTCTCTACAACTTCATTGCCCAACGATTCAATATCATCCTTAAGTTTCGTCAGGCAGGGATTACAGAACTTATTTCTATGTACTGTCTTTGGTTGGCGATGTACCATCCCAACAAAAAGATAAACATCATCTCTATCAAAGACACAACCGCTAAGAAGGTGCTTAAGAAGATTAAGTTTATGTACAAAAATCTTCCATGGTATCTTCAAACTCCCATAATCAACGGTAGAGCTGGAGAATATGGTTCTGCTTCCATGATAGAATTTGATAATGGGTCATTTATTGAATCTATTCCGACATCATCCGAAGCCGGTCGTTCGGAATCCCTTTCTCTTCTGGTAATTGACGAGGCAGCAGTAGTAAGATGGGCTGCTCAAATTTGGGCTGCTGCATTTCCTACTCTTTCCACTGGTGGAGCTGCCATCGTCAATTCCACTCCCTATGGAGTTGGTAATTTCTATCACTCAACTTGGGTAGATGCCATTGCAGGAGGTAATCCTTTTAACCCAATTCGATTATACTGGCAAATGCACCCAGAACGAGATATCAATTGGTATAACCAAATGTCTTCTGCTTTGGGAGCAAAACGAACTGCACAAGAAATTGATGGTGACTTCTTATCATCTGGTAATACAGTCTTCGACTTAGCCGATATTAAAGCTATCGAAGACTGCCTTAGTGATTACCCAGTTATTAAGAAGAGATTTAATGGTCAATACCGACAATTCTGTGAACCCGAATCAGATAAAGAATATTTCATTGGTGCAGACGTTTCAACTGGTAGAGCTTCTGACTACTCTTCATTTACTTGTATGGATAAGCTAGGAGAAGAACAAGTAGTATATAAGGGAAGAATGGCAGTGGGAGCTTATGCTAAGTTACTTGGTGATACTGGGAAGTTGTTTAACTGGGCAGTAATAGCTCCAGAATCCAATGACGTTGGTTTATCAGTAACTTCTAAGCTTCAAGACGAAGGCTACCCTAACCTTTACTACTACCAGAAGATGCTAAAGAAAAAAGGTAAAAGTAGACCTGAAATGGATAAATCCCCTGGTTGGTTAACCACCCAAAAGAATCGTTCAGTGATAATAGAAAACTTGGAAGAAGATATTCGATTAGATAACGTAATCATTAAGGACCCATTCTTTGTACAAGAAGCTTATACCTTCATTTATGATGGTTTAGGTAGACCTGTTGCAATGGGTAAACATAGGGCTAACAATTCAGCTGTAGATGTAGACCTTGAAGGAGATGTATATGCCGATGATGATATCTTTGGAAAAGCAATATGTAATCACATAAGGAAAGGAAAAACTAACGTAATCGTACAACCAAGATGAAAAAGTACTTCAATTTTAGTTGGGGTTGGGGACGTAAGAAGGACCCTCCCAAGAATGGTACATCCTCTAATAAAGAGGAGAAGCCTGCCACATCGATTTCGCCTGGTAGGGTTTCAGTTGACGATGATAGCGATAACTTAATTACATCATTACAAGGGTTGACTAAATTAGTTGAACCCTCTTTTCGTGTTGATGTGATACCTTTAATTCGGGATTTATATAAGGTAAATCCTGATATGGGCATTGCATTGCAAGATATGTTTAAGTTAGCTAACACCAGTCATACAGTAACTTTCCCTAATAATACCGATGAAGAGGCTTCAAAGATGAGAGAACATCTTAAGAAAGCCACCAAGGGATGGACCAGATATACTGCTGGTATAGATGGTTTAGTTAACAAAATGATTGTTCAACTTCTTGTAAGTGGGGCAATATCCGTAGAAGGAGTACCAAATGATAAGCTTGATGGTTTGGCTACTGTATTATTCCTTAAGCCAGAACACATCAAGTTTAAACGTGAATTAAATGGGGTGTATTCTCCTTACCAAAAGAATATGAATTTCTTTGTTAAGCAACAAGATTACATTAAGCTTAACCCAGAAACTTATTTCTATGTTGGTATGTTCAATGATACAGATGAACCTTATGGAGTTCCCCCATTTATGCCCGCATTGGATTCTCTTAAAGGTCAAAATGATATGAAGGTTAACTTCAAACATATCATGGAGATTTGTGGTATGGTTGGTTTCTTAGAAGCTAAGATGCAGAAATCTCCACAAAGACCAAATGAGAGTATAAAAGCTTATGAATCCCGATTATATCATGAACTTAATATCCTTAAACGTAATGTTAAAGAGGGTATGAAGGATGGAGTAGTTGCTGGTTACATAGATGACCATGAATTCAAACTTAACTCTACTACTAAGGAACTCGGTAATATCGAGAAGCCTTGGAATATGAACCAACAATCTGTAGCAAATGGGTTGGGAGTTAATGGCTCTATCATTGGGGTATCATCTACTACTGGTGAAGGTGCAACTGGTATAATGCTGTCTAAGATGATTAGCCAGTTAAAAAATATCCAAATGCTTGTAGCTTATGTATTGGACCGACTTTATTCTCTAGAACTGCGTTTGGCAGGCTTTAATAATAAGGGAATGAAGATTGATTGGGGAACTTCTACAGTTTCTGATGAAGTTAAAATCCAACAAGGTCTTCAGTATAAGATACAGAACCTTGACTTATTGTATAAGGCAGGTATCATTAGCCAAGAGCAATATGCTTGGGCAATGGGTTATGATTCACCAGATGAAAAGGAACCAAGAGTTTCACTTGAGGACCAATTTGCTAAGGGTGGTAATATAGACCCACAAGAGGGTACCAAGAAGAAACAAAGGCAGGATGATAAAAACCAATCTGCTCGTAGGTCAAGAGATAAGAATAACCCGGCTCCTTCTCGAGGAGACCAAAATACTAAAGCAAGATGAGTAAATTCACAAAGAAAAACAAAGAGCATCTTGATTCTATGGTGATAGGTCAAGGCCATACCATTATGGCTGGGTATATCCCAGAAGCAGTGGGAGCCCAGACTTTCTCCGAGAATTATTACAAATGGAAGAATCCTACACCGGACACCATTGCTCAATTTGGATTTTGGGGAGGGGATATAGATTATAATACCTATTACCCTAACCTGGATAAATCGGAATTAACTCCAAAGGATGAAGAGTTTATCGAACCTATGTTCCGATTACTTTCAGAAACGATTGTATCTAAGAATTGGAACCCGACAGACTTTGGTCAGAATGGAGTACTAAAGGCTTCTATGAAGATGTTGCTTGGTCAAACAGTAAACTGTGACCATGAAACAAACATCGGTAATGCTATTGGAGCTGTATCACAAGTAATGTGGCAGGAATCTTATAAAGACGGTAGCTTTACTATACCAGCAGGTATCAATGGTATTCTGAAGATTGATGGTAAGGCAAATCCAAGAATTGCTCGAGGAATTCTTATGGAGCCACCCTCAATTCATAGTAATTCGGTTACTGTACAATTTAAGTGGGATAAATCCCATCCCCAAATGGAAGATAACGAATTTTATCAGAAACTGGGTACTTATGACTCTAAGGGAGTTATGGTACGTAGAATTGTTACTGAAATTGTTCGTTACCTTGAGACCTCACTAGTTTCACATGGTGCTGATTCATTTGCCCAGAAAATTGGTTCGGATGGTAAAATCATTAACCCAACCTTTGCCAAAAGAACTTGGGCATCTTATGAAGAATACAGAGATGATAAATCGAAGCAATACTTCTTTACTGATTATAAATCAGATTTAACATCATATCAAGAAAAGAACGATACTCAGGGTTTTTTTAATGATAATGATGCCAATGATAATCATTCAAATAAAAATAACATGAACGAAGAATTACTAAAATTTCTTGAAAGCCTTTTCGGGGATAACATGCTTACCTTGGAAGAAGGTAAAGAGATGAATCAGGAAAATGTAATTGCCTGCATTCAGACTTTGGTATCATCCAGAAACACTTTGCAAACTTCAGTAGATAATCTTACCACAGAGAAAACTTCTTTTACGGAACAGATTACCAACTTGAATGCCGAAGTAGCTAACTTGAAGGAAATGGCAACCGTAGGAAAGAATCACATTGCTTCTCTACGTGAAAATGCCGTAGAAACCTACAAGAAGTTGATGGGTGATAAGGTAGATGAGACAATCGTTACGATGCTCAATGCCGAGACTACTGGTATTACTACTCTTGTTTCCTTGACAAAGGATTACCAAGCTCGCTTGGAAGAGAAGTTCCCTCTCACTTGCTCAAAATGTGGTTCTAAGGACGTCAACCGTGCTTCCTCAATTGCTGAGGGTGATACCGAGGGTAAAACTGGAACCCAGGGTACTGATACCCAACGGAATTCAGAATCTCCGAGTACTAAGAATGTAATCGATAACTTGTATCGAAACAAAATCAAATAACTAATATAAATAATCCGCGTTATGGAAAAAACTAAAATCGTAAACGACCCTCAGCAACTTACTCTCTTTGGGGAAAGAACCCCGAGAGCGGTGATTTACAAAGGTGAGTCACACAAATTGCACCAGGCTTTCAATGTTAAAGCTGGAGAGAAAATCGTACAGGGTATGCCAGTAGCTTTGAATGAAGAAGGTTTGATTTACCCTTGCACTGATGTAGCTACTCAAGTTTATTTGGGTGTAGTAGTAACGGATAACGTTAACCCTGCTTATCAACCTCAAAGAAATTTCCCGGTAGAGGTAACAGTAGCTATGGAAGGTTACATGATTTGTAACTGGGTATCAAACGGAAATATCGACGCCGGCTATGTAACTCCCGATGGAACATTGCTTAACGATAGATTCGTAAAAGCTAACCAAGCAACTTCATCCCAGTTCATTGCCCTTAATCCTGCAGAAGAGGCAAATGAGGTAATTCAAGTACTCATCAAATAAGAGAAAAGAAGTTATGGAAAATAAAATAGATATTACAAAGTTGAAGGCTCAGGATTTTATGAATGAGCTGCCGGAAATGGTAAGAAGCTTGGAAGCTGTTCGTTCCGGTTCACAGGACAAGAAGCCTGTAGAGGTAACTTTTGGAGAATTGGTTACCGGTAAATGGGGTATTTCAGAAGATGAACTTTTTGAAAAGATGGGCATCAATCCAAAAGTGGACACGATGCAGAACATCTTTACAATGCCCCAACAGAATATTCGTTGGATTGTTCCGGAAATAATTCGTGCTGCTATCACATTGGGTATGCGCCAGGCTCCGTTCTATCCAAATATCATTGCATCTGACCAACCAATCAATGGTTTACAAGCAATCATGCCGATGGTTAACATGTCGGATGCTGCCCCTGCAAAGGTTAATGAGGCAGAAACTATCCCATTGGGTGATGTTAGCTTCGGACAGAAATCAGTTAGCCTCTTCAAAATCGGAAAAGGTTTCAAACTTACTGATGAAGTTCGTAACTATGTTTCGCTCGATGTCTTGGGAATCTACCTTCGTGATTTTGGCGTTCAGTTGGGTTATGCTCTGGATACTCTGGCTATGGACGTTGCTATCAATGGTAACAACCCTGATGGCTCTGAGTCTGCCCCGGTAATCGGTGTATACGAAACAACTAATGGTATCACTTACAAAGACCTTCTGCATATTTGGGTACGTGCTGCTCGTATGGGACGTAACTTCCAAACTATGATTGGTGGTGAAGACCAGGCAATCGAAATGCTGAACTTGCCGGAATTCAAGGATCGTCACTCTGGTACTACAGAAGCTACCCTGAATGTTAAGTCTCCTGTTCCCAAGAATGCTGACTTCTACATTCACCCGGGTACACCCGACCAACAGTTGCTGTTGATTGATACATCTGCTGCCTTGATTAAGCTTACTGCTCGTCAGTTGATGCTTGAATCTGAAAGAATCGTTTCTAACCAGACTCAGGCAATCTATGCAAGCTTGACTACTGGCTTCTCTAAGATGTACCAGGATGCAACTCTGTTGCTGGCTGCTGACAAGAAGTTCTCAGAATTCGGTTTCCCCGAGTTCATGAACGTAGACCCATATTTGATGGTTAACCTAGAATAATAAGGGACGTCCGGTTTCATCTATATAAATTCCCTGAGAGGGTAGGTAACTAAAAAGACCTATCCTCTCTTTAATCATTTTTAAATCTTAGGAAATATGGCTAAAGATAAATATACAGTAACTGTGGGACCAAGAGCTTACAGTTTTCATGACCAATCAACTGGTATTACCGTTTGTAGAGGAGAAGACAAGGAACTCTCTCGTCGTCAATTCCGTGCACCAAAGATTCAGAAGGCAATTGCCTCTGGCCATCTGATTATCATTGCTGATAAATCAGAAATCGAAAAGTATTCAGAGGCCGACATCGAAAAGTTGGATAAGAGACTGAATGCTCAGTTCAAGAAAGGCATGACTCTTGAAAAACTTGCAAAGGGCTATTCCCTGGAAGAACTGAAACTGGTAGCAGGTCTTCATGAAATCGTTGCCGAGAAAGATGATACAGTAGAAACAATTCTTCAGGCTTTGCTGGAAGAATTCGAATCCTCTTCTAAAGGGTAATCTATGAAAATTACATAAGACAGACTAATATGAATAACAATCTGGACTTTTTGTACGTTACGTCAGGTCTGGAAGTTTCATTCAGAGTCATATCCAAAGTCCCGGCCAAATCTATTTTTGACTGGGACTTTGGCGATGATAAGGGAGAGGTTTTCAATGGTGGAAGACATGTTTCCTATTCTTATGAAACTCCCGGTTTCTATACCGTAACATTACATGTAACTAACTCTAGCGGTTTAGATATCACCGTAGATAAGACTCTGGTAGTTTGTGATTATGGGCATACGGCATTAGCCGATACAATATATAACTTAATCGACCATTATATCCCTTCAGAAATATCCGATGGGATGACCAGGGAAGAGAAATCTATTTACATCACTAAGTGGCAATATTACATTGGACCTCTAGTAAACCATACAATTGCACCAGATAAGTATACGGATGAATTATGGTATGAAGCACTAGAAAACCAATTAATAATGGAATTGGCTGCCTGGGATTTTCTCAATGTGAAGATACTTAATCTATTAACAAGTACTTCCGAATACTTAAGTCAATTAACCTCTACCAAAGAACAAACTGGTGATGGTACTTCTAAACCCGAACTTGCCCGAGGTGATAGGATAAAACAAATCACTACTGGGCCTACTGAAGTGCAATATTATGATACCTTGGCAGATGCTACAAGTTCCCTATGGAAAACACTTTCTCAAGCAATGCAACCAGGTGGATTAATAGATGAATTAAGGAAGAACCTTTGTATGTTAGCTTCACGATTGGAAATCTACTTACCGTTCTGTGATGAAGTATTTAGAACCGTAGTACCAAAAGTAGTTAACAGAAGGCAACCTGGAGTATTAGATGGGCCAAATCCAAGTGCTCCAGTGAAGGGTGGTAAGAAATCAATTCTAACTAAGTTATGACAAAAGAACCCTGGAGAATGGTAAAGAACCGCTCTTGGGATAGATACAAGAAAATTATCACTGACTTCTTAGATTGGGATGCTGGTAGGCAATCCATAACCTGGGCCAAACATGTTAATCAGCTTCTCAGTCATGCCGAAGACAGTATACCTAAATATTATAACATCCAAATCGAGGCATTATGTTACTACAATGCTTTCAGAAACTGGCCTATCAATAAGGCAACAGTCTCAGGAGAATTGGATGATGAAAACTTATCAATACTAATTTCTAAATCTTATATAGAACAAATCGGTTATCTTACACCGGAGGGTTATTGGGATTTTAATTGGGAACAAGATAGGTTTGTAATTAATGGTATAACGTATAAGCCTTCTGGAGATACTCAGACTGCTCAGGCAAAGGATGAGGCTTTAGTTTTCATGATTATCCTAAAGAGAGACCGAGATACCAAAGTTGAATTTGTAGAATAAAAATAAAGTATATGGCAAAGATGTTAGTACTGAGGTGGACACCAATTACTACAAACAGTGGAATTTGGTTTGATAGTAATCTGGTTATCCTCAATGGTACCTCTGGAGTTCATATTGAAATGAAAGGTAATGGCAATGATGTAACGGCATTTCAATCGATGACCGGAAACAAATTTGTCACCTGCTTTCAAGATTACTTCGGTGATATCTGGGATAAAATAATACCTCATCCTGGTATAGGCCAGGTAATAAAGTTCCGTGTAAATAGGCTTCCTGATTATGCTTGCATACGGGGAGATATTGAGGACGGTGGAGATGTAGACCCCGAAAATCCGGATGTACCAATGAATGCCTTCTGTGGTTCAGAGGGAGAACCATTCAGGGATATCGATTCTGAATTCTTACTGGGTCGTCAACGTGCAGTAATTAATCCTTAAATTTTATAAAATATGTATGTAAGTAAGTATTATACCTGCGAAGAAATAGACCAGCGGTTATTACAGGGTTACTATGATGACTTTGTTAAAGCTGGCTTTGGAGGAACTATAAATGAGTTCTGGGCCTTCGTACTTTCTATCAAGAATAAGGTAGATAAGAAAGAAGGATACGACTTATCGAAAAATGATTTTACCGATGAGTTGAAGGCTAAACTTGATGGCATCGAAGAACATGCAAATTATATCACTAAAGTTTCTCAGCTTGAGAATGATTTGAAATATCAAACTGAGGAAGAAGTTAAACAGATGATTAGTGATTTGGTTGATGGTGCAGATGATGCTCTTGATACTCTTAAAGAGTTAGCAGAAGCTTTGGGTAATGACCCCAACTTTGCAACTACTATCACTAATAAATTAACCGACCTTCGTACTGCCTTAACTGAAGAGGTTAATCGGGCTAAGGAAGCTGAAGCTGCCTTGGGTGCTGCAGTAGCCGCAGTTCAGGATAACCTCGAATATGGGTTAGACCAAATCAATAAGAAGATTGATACGGTTAAGGCAGACTTAAAAGCTGAAATCGACAGAGTTGAGAAGAAGGTAGATAAGAATGCCGAAGACATCAAAGACCTTGAAGATAAGGTAAATCAAGGTAATGGTGAACTTGAGAAGGAACTCAAGGATCTTATCCAAAAGGAAAAAGATGAACGTATTGCTGCCGATAATGAGATTAAGGAAAGTGTAAATGACCTTAAAACTCTCCATATCAATGATAAGGCATCCCTTGAGTCAAAGATTGCAGAAGAAACTGCAAATCGTACTAACGCAGATACTGTACTGGATTCTAAGATTAACGAAGAAATCACTAATCGCCAGGCAGATACTTTAGCTCTTCAAGGTAAAATTGACCAAGAGAAGGTAGACCGTCATTCTGAGGACCAAGTTCTTCACAATGAAATCTCTAAAGAGGTAACAGACCGTACCAATGCAGATAATGCTCTTCAAGGTAATATTGATAAAGAAGTTCAGGCCCGTACTGTTGCAGACCAAGTATTACAGAACAATATCGATTCAGAGGCTACTACTCGTGCTGCTCAGGATTTAGTTCTTGAACACAAAATCGAAGATGTAAAAGAGCAGGGTGTAGAAGACAAGGAGCAATTGCTTAATGCTATTGCTGCCGAGGCTGCTGCTAGAGAAAAAGGTGATAAAGATCTTGATACTAAGAAAGTAGATAAACGTGAAGGCTATTCTTTGACTAAGAATGACTTTACCGATATACTCAAAGCTAAACTTGATGGAATTGAGGAAAAGGCAAATTATATTACGCATCTTTCTCAGCTTATCAACGATTCTGGTTTCCAAACTGAGGAAGAGGTAAATGCAGCTATCCAAAAGATTATTGGTTCTGCTCCAGAAGTACTTGATACTCTTAAGGAAATTGCTGATGCCCTTGGAAATGACCCCAACTTTGCTGCTACCATTACCAAGAAATTGGCTGCAATCACAGAACAGGTTAACCAAGAAATCGAAGACCGAATTGCGGGTGATGAGGCAAACAGTGCTGAGGTAGCTGCTGAAGTTCAAGCTCGTAAGGATGCTGATACAGCTCTTGAAACTAAACTGAAAGAATATGTAGACAATAAGTCTGCTATTGGTGATGCTGCTCTTGGAGTTGTAAAAGACAATCTTAACAAGGAAATCCAAGACCGTAAAGATGCAGATGCCGCAATTCAATCTAGCTTGGATAAAGAGATTGCCGAAAGAAAGACTGCAGATGAAGCCTATACTCAAAGTCTGGCTAACGTTAACCAACGTATTTCAGACTTGGCATTGAGTATGCAAGAGTCTATCAATACATTGCGTAATGAGCTTACTGAGCAGGTAAATGCAAATACTACTGCTATTGCCACTAACCAACATAGTATTGAAAGAAATTCAGAGGCAATCACAAACTTAACTAAGACTGTAGGTGATAACTACAAGGAAGTTAAGGATATGATTAACGAAGAAATCATTGATCGTACTAATGCTGATAGTGCCTTGAGTTCTCGTATCGATACTCTCAATATCGACCTTAATACTGAGAGTGTAGAAAGAAAGGCTGCCGACCAAGTTCTCCAGGTTAACTTAGATAAAGAAGTAGCAGACCGTACTGCAGCTGATAAAGCTTTGAGTACTGAGTTTACTGCTAAGTTGGATAATACCAAACAAGCTTTGGAATCCGAAGTAGGTAATATTAACACTAAGCTTGAACAAGAAAAGGAAAATCGTATTGCTGGTGATAATGCTTTGGGAGTTCGTATTGATTCTCTAGAGGCAGGTAATACCGATGCTATGAATGAACTAAAAGCAAAGGTAAATGCCAACACTACTGCTATTAATGCAGAGAAAGACCGAGCAATTGCCAAAGAGACTTCTCTTGAGGCCAAGATTGATACCAACCTTCAGAATCACAAGGATGATATGGCTGGTATTAATAAGGATATCCTTACCGAAAAGAATGACCGCTTAGCTGGAGATACTTTACTTCAAACCAATATCGATAAAGAATCAACTGAAAGAGCTAATCAAGATACTCTTATCAGTAATGCTGTTGCTCAGGAGAAAGCAGATAGAATTGCTGCAGACCAGGCAATGGACGATAAGAAGGTAGATAAGGTAGATGGCAAGGTACTTTCTTCAAATGATTTCACTGACTTGCTGTATGCCAAGTTGGATGGCATCGAAGAACATGCAAACTACATCACTAAGGTATCTGAGTTATTAAACGATTCAGATTTCCAGAGTGCTGAACAAGTAGAGGCAGCTATCCAAAAGATTATTGGCTCTGCTCCAGAGGTACTTGATACTTTGGCTGAGATTGCTAAGGCTCTCGGTGATGACCCTAACTTTGCAGCAACTATGACTGCTAAGCTTACTGAGTTGGAGAATAAGCTTGAAGCTGAAAAGAATCTGCGTGAACAAGGAGATAATACTCTGCAACAGACTTTCACTAACTTAAGTAATACTCTTACTACTACGGTAAATGAGTTGAGAACTTTCGTAACTGAAACTCGTACGGAGCTGTTAACTTCCTTGAATGCTACCAATGCTCTGGTAACTCAGAATACTGCTAATATCCAACGTAACCTGGAATTAATCCAGGGTATTCAGGATAATATCAATGGTAATTATACGGCCATTACGGATCTGTTAAATAACGAAATTGCTGCTCGTAAGGCTGAGGATATTCGATTAGAAGCAAAGATTGACCAGAATACTTCTGACTTAAATACAGAGAGAGAGGAAAGAAAGGCCGCAGATAAAGTTCTCCAGGATAACATCGATGCAGAAGAAGCTGCCCGTATTGCTGCCGATACAGCTTTGGGTAAACGTATCGATAAAGAAATTCAGGACAGAACCGATGCTGATACTGCCTTAGATAATAAATTCACTAACATTACCGATGACCATGAAGAAAGATTGGAAGCTGAAGAAGGTACTTCCGATGCTTTGCCAGACACCATGGTTACCGATGTTAGTGCTGTAACAAGAACCGGTACCCAACTTTCTTTCAAAGTAAAGACTTCAACCAAGGATAAGGCAAATAACCAATATGGTGAAGAAGTAGAAGCTACCAAGAATTTACTTCCGGTAACTCAAACTCTTGCTGGAGTTATGTCTGCAGCAGACAAGGTTAAGTTAGATGGGTTAGACCCAAATTCTTTAACTGATCTCTCTGCAGCTTCTGATGCTAATAAGGTAACAGTAACCGTAACTAAGGATAACGGTTTGAATGCTGATACTACCGAAACTTTCGATTTGCCTCAGGTATCGGCTACTAAGGCTGGTACGATGACTGCGAAAGATAAGGTAGAATTGGATAGAATCTCTACTGCTAACTTTGCCCTTGGTGCAGTAACTCCCAATGAAACTACTGTTGGCATAGCTGCTACTAAGACCGTAGTTGAAGATGGTACAGTAGAACAGAATCCTATTACATTGCCTGCCTCTACTACAGAGAAAGCTGGTGTACAAACTGCAGCAGATAAGAAGCTGTTTGATTCTATACCAGATAATATTATTATCTTATCTGGTGATAAACCAGTTGAGGTAGGTCAACAAAGCAGTCATGTTACTTTAACTCATAATTTCTCTTCTAAAAAAGAAGAGGGTATTTATACTCATGAGCCTGAAGATTATAAGACTACTTATATCCCAGCAGCTACTACAGAGAAAGCTGGTGTAATGACCGCCCAAGATAAAGTTAATCTGGATGAGACATTACCCAATGCTATTGCTCAAGAGGTTCAGGACCGTAAAGATGCTATCGAAGCTTTGGACGGTAAATCAGAAGCCGCTCTTGCTCAAGAAGTAGCTGATAGAAAAGCTGCAGATACTGCTTTAGATACCAAGTTTACTAAAGCTGTAAACGATGAAGCAACTGCTCGTACTTCTGCTGATACTGCATTGGGTGTAAGGATTGATAAGGAGATTGCCGATAGAACTGCGGCAGATACTACCCTTGAAACTAAGTTACAGAATAATATTAATACTCTAGAAGCTAAACATGATGCCTTTGTAGCAACTAAGGGTAAGGCTGATGGCTTTGCTCCATTGGATGGGAAGGGGTTAGTACCTGCTAACCATTTGCCTTCATATGTAGATGATGTACTTGAAGTATATGCTACCTATGATATAAGCCCCACTGGAGGTCTTACTAATGTTCAATTGTATACGGATGCAGGTCACCAAACTCCCGTAGTTGGAGAATCTGGTAAGATTTATATAAATGTTGCCGATGATGAACCTCCATACCAATTCCGTTGGTCAGGTACTAAATTCGTAGACAGTAATACTTCGTCTCTTATCATTGGGGAAATTGCAGGTACTGCTTTCGAAGGTAGTAGAGGTAAGCATCTTGAGGATGTGGTATCTAGCATGCCTAAAAATTTAATTAGTAAGGTTTCAATAGCTAACAAAAATAAGCGTAATGTTATTATCTTATGTAACTATTCTGCTACGGATGATCAAGGGCATTACATTGATAAACCCGATGGGATGGTAATCCCTCTAACCCCAGCCACTACTCAAGAAGCTGGTCTGATGGATGCCGATAGTGTAATAAAGCTTAATCAAACCTTACCAGATGCTATTGAAGCTGAACAAGAGGCCCGTATTGCAAAAGATAATGCTCATGATACCTTTAATAGTTCTCTTCCAGGAATTATTCTTACTGGATTCACTCTTACCCATAATTCAACTAATGTAAGAGCTACTCTTAATAATAAAACTAAGAGTGCAGAGGGTAAGACTTATGAAGGTGCTACAGATTTAATTAGAGATATACTTGCAGCAACTAAGACTACTGCAGGTGTAATGACTGCAGCAGATAAGACTAACTTGGATAATACCGTACAGGGGTTGGCAAATGAGATTACCAATAGAACTAATGCCATCAATGCTCTTCGTACAGAATTGAAAACTTACGTTGACGATTTGATTGCCGATACTGGTTCAGATGTAACTGCCTTAGAAACTAAGGTAAATAATCACATTGCCAATAAATCTAATCCTCATACAGTTACTAAAACTCAGGTTGGATTGGGTAATGTTAATAATACTTCTGATGCTGATAAGCCAGTATCTACTGCTCAAGCTACTGCTATTGCTGATGCTAAGGCTGCAGGTACTACTGCTCAGACTTCTATCAATAGTCATGCAGGTAGAAAGGATAATCCTCATACAGTAACTAGAGCTCAATTGGGATTGGCAACTACTGACCAGGTAGTATTTGCTAAGACTACTGCTCCTTCCGGTTTCTGGAAAGAGTCTTCCGATGAAAGATTGAAATCTAACATCAAACCATTAACCCATACTTTGGAACAGATTTGCAGTATACCTACAGAATCCTTTATCATGGATGGTAAGGAAGATGAAGGTACCATTGCACAAGGTTTGGAAGCAGCAGGGTTTAACCATTATGTGGAAGAAGACCCAAGAACTAAGGATTCAGTTCCTAATCCTGAGGAATTCGAAACGGTTGTTATCGACGGTGAAGAATATGTATTGGTAAAACAAGTTAAGTACCATAAGATGTCTACTCTGGCAATCGAAGGTATTAAACTTCTTTACGAAGAGATTAAGGCTTTGAAGGCTGAAATCTCAGAACTCAGAAATCTTAAAGATGTAGATTAATATGGGAGAGATAGCAACATGGAGTGCTGTCAAAACTAAAGTAGGCCTTGGTAAGACAGGTAATGACTGCCCTACCAAGGCTGAATTGTTAGCACTCGCCTCTACAGGAACGGGGGAAAGTTACGTTGGCTTGGAAATCTCCAATGCTAGTTCCTATGGTAATAACGAAGCTGTTAAACTCGAAGATATTCATAAGGTAACTTATAAGTATACATTCACTTTGAGATACTCCAGTATAAGTTTTGATGCTTTAGGTAACCCCAGTAGTTCTAATTTTGGTTTTGAGTTTACCAGTACGAAGCAGAAATATTGGGATAATGTAGCTAATGGGTCTGCTGTTAGTGTTAATTACGTAATAAACAGTAAACCAAGTTGGATTACTAACTATAGTAAGCCGGCAGATGGAAAGCCTTGGAAAGCTTCAGAGAATCTAGACCTAACCTCAAGGTCTGGTAAGGGGTTGGCTACTCAATCTGAATCTGGTAAAACCGTGGAATTCACATTTACCCAGGCAGCAGCATCTCAAAGTTGGTCTCAAACATTCTCAGTGAATCCCACTTCTCTGTCTTTTGGGGCAACTGGAGGAACAAAAACATTTACTGTAACCTCTTATAAACAGGAATACCGAAATGGACATACCTATGGTAATCAAATTCCCTTAAGTTATACCAGGGCTAATACCGGAGTTACCGGTACTGGTACTTCAGTAACTATGGCAAATAATACTTCTACTTCGGCAAAGTCGGGTAGTGTAGTATTAACTCAGGCAGAAACCAATAAGAAACTAACTATCAGTTGTTCTCAATCTGCAGGTTATAGAACCTATAGTGAAATCACTGTAAGTGGAGGAAGTGTATCCGATATACCTGCAAGTGGAGGAAGTAGAAGTTCATTCTCAACTATGCCCTCATATTCTCAGACTTGGGGATGGAATGGTTCTACAACTGGAGGAGGCACAATTACAAGCGGTGCTAGCATTAGTTATGGTACTGCAGTTAGTGCAGGTTCTTTGGGAACTACTGCAAAGGCTAGAACAAGGGTAGGCTCCCTTACTTGTACTGTATCTCTGAATGGTAAATCGAAATCTATAACTCTCGATGTATACCAGGCAGAGAATAAAATTACCAGTACTACTGATGGTACACCAGTAATAAGCTTATCTGCAAGTTCATACTCTATCTCTAATTCAGGAGGTAGTGTTAATATTTATGCCAGTGTAAGTATACCTACTACCAACCATTGGAGTTCAGGGTCAACAAGTGCAGGTTCTTCGAAGAGTGCTACACCTACGGTTAGTGCAAGTGGTACTGGTTTTAGTTTGAATGCTGCTAAGACGGTACTTACTGCTACGGAGAACTCGGGTACTTCAAGTAGAAGCTGTGTAGTAACTGCATCCTATAGTGGGGCAACTACTAAGACAATCACAGTTACACAGAGTGCTGCTTCAGTATCTTATGAGTATTACTTGGCATTCACTTCCCCTACTGGTTCAAGAACTACCACTAGAACCGGATTGTCAGCTTTGGGAGGTAATAACTTTACAGTTGATGTAGCTTATTCTTTTAAGACTAAGGTAATAAATGGTTCTGGGGTAAGTACAAGATATCCCTTGGCTTTAACCGTAACTTCAAAACCAAGTTGGGTTACAAATGTAGCCATTACAACACTATCCAGTGATAATGGAAACTATGGGTTAACCTTAACCTTAACGGAGAACACCGTAGAATCAACAAGGTCAGGTACCATTAAATTAAGGCAAGCAGAAAACGATGATGAGGGTTGGGAGCTTACAGTCAACATAACTCAGAATGCTGCAACAATTACTTATGAATACGTATTTAATTTGGGGTAATAAAAATACTACCGATGTAGTGAATATAATTAATGAGGTTACTATGCAGAAACATAATGCCTTGAATATACTTAACAATCGACCAAAGTTTGAGGCAATTGTTTCTGAATGCGATAACATTCTCAATTCAATTAACCAATCACCTTCTGCTCCAAGTAAACCTGCTCCAGGGTTTGAGGAGTTCCGTCAATACATGGACCAACGAATCTCCACTCAAGAGACTCTGTTACAGAGAATTGCTCAGGAGCTGGGATTGGATAAACCTAAACAACAGTAAGAATTATGCCAAGTAATTCGGTTAATATTACACTATCGACTCCAGTTGGCCCTCTAGAAATATACGTAGATAAACGAGAACAAGCTCGTGCAGAAAGGTTGATTGCCAAAACTCCAAGTATCTTAACCGAAGGCTATGCGAAAGGTACAGAAAAGTTTGGTAATCAACTTCTTCGTATAGTAAGACGAAGTTTGAATACGGGTGTTCCACCACCCGGTACCCATACTTCTTGGCCAAAACATGCTCCAGGTACTGTAAAGAAATATGGGGAGCATACTCTATTACGACTCACGGGTCAATATGCTAAATCCGTTACTGTAGTAAAGACCAAGAATAGAACTTTCGTTGGTTTACCAATTGGAATCAAGAAGATTACCTATACTGGTAAGACTTCAAGAAAGACTTTGAATCAGATAGCTATCATGTTAGAGTATGGTAGCGGAGATGGTAATTTACCACCTCGTCCTCTTTGGAATCCTGCATTTAAGGCTGCTGGTGGAAAAGCTGCCTTACAAAAGGAAATACGAAATGAAGTTAGAAAAGAAATAAGGAAAGTTAAAAATGGCAGCAGACTTTGAAATATCTTCATTATCCGGAACTGGTACTGCAACTATTAGGGTAAAGCCTAAGGCAGTAAACGAAGACATGAATAATATAAAAGAGCAGGTTCTCAAGGTAGTAGTTCAGGGTGTAGAAAGGGAAGTAACTCTGGTACAAAAGGCCGCTCCTAAAATAGTAGAGACCTGGGGAACTTATTTTAGTATCACTCCAGAAACTACTTCCCATACTTTCGATGGTACTAAAAGGGGTGAGACCCTAGAAATAGGTGTATACAGTTACCAACAGAAGTTTATCGATAATAAGCCTCAAGATGAATATCGTGCTGTAGATTGGAAAGTTGAAAGCTCCTCAGATTGGTTAGAGGTAACCCAAGAAATTGGAGAAGCTAATGCCGCAGGTAAGCTTACTATCAAAACTAAATCTACTAATCAAGAACATAACCCCAGTAACTATGACCCCTTGGAAAGAACTGCTATAGTTAAGATTATCTCACAGCAAGAACCTAACACTGAGATAGTTTTAAATATAACTCAATCTCCAGGTACTAGAACTACTAAGTATGGCTTTGAACCAACCCCGAATATACCATTCCCAAATCTTGGTCAAAATACTAGTACTGCTCAGATTAGTAATGTAAAGGGTTATCAGTACTACCTTATCAACGGTATTCAAGTTGCTAAATTTATAAAACAATTTAAGATAACCGATATAAGTAAGACAATAGAGGGTCAATTCCCTGGAGGTATTGGTTCTGAACTAATACCCTTTAAAGTATGGCTTACCGATTATCCTTCAAATATTGCTACTCAATGGGTTAGTGAATTAAATTGTGTTGGTCATTTACAAACCATAATGAGTGGTTTTGGAGGTATTCAGGTAACTTATAATGGGTATATTAATGACAATGGCAATCAAAGTGTTCAATTAAATATTAGATTAGGACTTTAATGGTAAACTCAGAAGAAATAGTAGAAAGAACTTTTTATATCTCTCTACTTAGTACAATGTTGGAAATGGGTCTTACCTTAAACCCAGAAGACTTCTTACCTTTGTCTCAAGAAAACGAAAAAAGATTTCAAGAGGCAATCAAAGGTATGAAGAAGTTTATACCACTTTTTGGTATAGGGAATAATCAAGTAAAAGGCCCAAAGACTCTCCCAAGAATAACCATAGAACTACAGGGTTATTATGCTGGAGATATTGGTGTGAATAAATACATCATTGGTGATAAACTTGAGGATGGTAATTACCAAGCTTCAGAGTTTCCTTATGAAACTAAGGATATTACCATAGATGTACATCTGGTTTCTCAAACACAAGCAGATATGAGATTGCTACATACAATCTTATATACTGGCTTACCTGCTAGAGGATACGTGAGACCATACTTCAATGATTTAGAGGAATGGGAAAAGGGCAGGCTTGCTCCCACCGGAAACCTATTCATTGAGATTGGTAATTATTATGACCATCCAGATGTAGAGCATGGTATACTTGAGAAGGTATACACCTATGTATGTAAGGACGGTATTCTTCCAGAAAAAGCTTTGGGAGAAGGTACTCTTACACCTATCAAGGATATATCGGTTCTTATTGGATTGTTAGAACAAAACGAAAATGAGATGCTAGAGTTAAAAGTACCTAAGGTATAGGTACAATACTCTAGGGTATAAATTAAACGAGTAATTAACTTTAATCACAATAGAATTATGCCAACTTCACCTCATGTTGATTTTAAGTTTAAGAACAACAATGTTCTTCAAACTACTCCCATGTTAGGAGTTTCTTGTGTATTGGCTAGAACTACTAAAGGTCCATACGATGACCCTTCAGAAATCATCTCTACATTCTCTCAGTTCCAAAGAATCTATGGTTCTGAAATTGTACCCGATGGTTCTGTATCAAATATCGAAAAGGCTTTGCAAGGTGGTTCTAAGCTTCGTGTTATTCGAGTACTTGGCAAAGGAGCTACTCAAGGTACAGTAACTGCTTCTCCGGCTGCGGCAAGAAAAGCTAAAGATTCAGAAGATGAAATCTCAGTTGCTTCTGCTGTAACTGACCCAGCTAAACCCTCTGCTTTGATTACTTTAAAATCTGGTAGTACTACTTATAGTTTTGGATTAGTAACCAAGGGATATGGAGATCCAATTGGTAGTGCAAATACTTTCCAGGTTGGTTTTTATAAGCAAGCTAATACCTTGTATTATAAAATATATTCAGCTAATGGGCAAGTACTTGAACAGGGACCAGTAATAACCTACAAAACTGCCGATGATAACAATAACACTTCGGTAGATTACCTTGCTCTTAGTGCATTTGCTAAGAACTCGGAATATATTAAGCCGGTAATTACTGCAGGTTCCTCTTTTGAAAACCTAATTAAGTGGCTTACCGATGATATTGATGGTACTAAGAATGCTATCACTATTACCGTGGGAGATGCTGCACCTTCCGAAACAGAGAAACTGTTTAATGGTACTATCGGTAGTGCAGGTTCCACCCCAACTGCCGAAGAATGGATTGCTTCACTGGACTTGGTAAAAGACTACACAGACTTCTACCAATTGTTTATTTCACATATCTCTCAACACTTGGAACAAGATTCAGAGGTACTCAAAGTATACAAGGCTGCTGCCGATATGGCAAAAGAACTGATGGAATGGGTACTGTACATAGAAGTCCCAAAACACTTAACCCATTACACTCAGGGTACTCAACCAAGAGACTATAAAGCTCAGGTTACTTGGGTACAGACTTGCCTTGGTACTGTAGGTAACTCTAAGTACATTGCCTACTTTGGTGGTGGACTTAAGTACTACAACGAAAACGGTAATCTTCAGGATTCCGATGTAGTGGGTACTATTGTTGGTTTGGGAGATGCCTCTGCTACTCAATATGGTCCTTGGAAATCCTTTGCTGGTATGAACCGAGGGGTTATTGGAGATGCAGTTGGACCAGTATGCCCGAACTATGGTTCACCTTCTCGATATAATGAACTGAACACACTTGCTCAGAATTATATCAATGAGATGGTAATCAAAGATACTCCCGATGCAGGTAAACAAACCATGCTATGGCATTGTTTCTCTTCTCAGGTAAAACAGGATTCAGAAAGATTCCTTTCAATCGTAAGATTGAATTTGTATTTGAAGAAGTTCCTTCGTCCAGTACTTAACAAATACTTGGAAGAACCCAACGTTTGGGGAACTTGGAAGAGAATCTGGTTGGAGGTTAAACCTACACTGGATTCATTGGTAGATGAAGATGCCATGACCGAGTATACCTGGATGGGTGACCAAGATGCAACTTCTTGGGATGACCTTTCAGTTAATACCGAGGCAGATGCCCGTCAAGGTAAGTACCGTGCTATCCTTAAGTATAAGGATGTAGTTCCTATGCAAGAAGTAACTATGGAGATTGTAATTGATGCGGCATCCAAATCTGTATCAATCGTAGAAACAAGTAATAACCTATAAACATATAACGATGGGAGCAAAAGTAAAAAACCCACGGAAGAAATTCTTGTGGAGTATCATGTTCCCCAAACACCCTATCAATACTTATCTATTCCAAAGTTGTACTTTGCCTGATATTGAGATTGACCAGGTGGCTCATGGGGATGTCAATAGAGATGTTAAAACTGCTGGTAGGGTTACTATAGGTAATCTTATCGTAGAGAAACTTATGACTACTGCAGGTTCAGATACCTGGCTTCATGACTGGCTCTATTCTTGCCAAGACCATATAGTTGGTGGTGGCTTAGTACCAAGCCAATATTGGGAAACGGCTATTGTAAACGAACTTGCCGAAGATGGAGTTTCGGTTCTTAATACCCACGTCTTCGAAGAGGTATGGCCATGTAAGATTACCGGCTTAGACTTGGACAGAATGGCTTCAGAGAATACCATAGAGTCCATAGAGTTCTCGGTGGGTACTGCAGACAAATACTAATTCCTTAGTCTATTTTCACTAAGATTTGGTGGAGGGGTGGGATTCCTGTGATAGGAGCTCACCCCTTTCTTGTTGTTATACGGAGTACTATGAACATTTGTAAACATTAAATATATCAAAATTATGGAATTTAGAACATTTAGATTTACCGGACCCTCTGGTTTCGAATATGAAATTAGAGAACAGAATGGAGCTGATGAAGATATTCTCAGTAACCTTTCAGACATGAAAACTTTAATGAACCTTACCAAGTTCATTGCAGCAATCGTAATTAGAACTAATGCCACTCCTAACGGTAAGCTAACCGTTGATGATGCTCTCAATCTACCAGTCAATGACCGCTATGCAATTATTTTCAATTCTCGTATATTCTCACTGGGAGAGGAAGTAGAATTTGAATATGACTGGGGTAAAGAGAACGGTGGTAAAGTTACTTATGGCCAAGACCTTCATGAGTTCCTTTTCGATTATTCAGAAGTACCCACTGATAATAGGGTATTTGATGAAAAACCAGATGCCATCCCTTATTATCCAAAGGATATTCAATTAACCGGTCATGAATACCTTCTTTCATCGGGCAAGAAAATCAAATTTGATTGTATGACTGGTAAGGGAGAACAAGAGTTCATGAAGTTACCCTTGGATAAACAAACTAAGAATGCCCCCTTACTTTGTCGGAATCTTTACTTAGAAGTAGACGGTAATTGGGAGAAGGTAGAAAACTTTACTCCTTTTACTGCAAAGGATATGGCTGAGATGAGAAAGTATATAATCTCTATTGACCCTATCTTTAAGGGAGAGTCCCATATTACTAATCCCTTAACTGGAGAAGAAAGAACTTATCCTATAGTTTGGGCACCCAATTTTTTCTACCTGACGGAAGAGTAATGTTAGAGAGTGATTTTGTTTATATCACCAGAGCCGAGATAGCCTTAGACTATTTCGGCTTTTTACGTCTTCCGTATAGAATCAGGAAAATATTTAAGGAAATGGCCGAACAATATTATAAACAATTAAAGAAAAGAAAATAAATTATGAATACCAGTAGGAGTATAGTAGAGGTCGGTGTTGCCATGGTATTAAAAGACCGATTCTCTCAAGAGGCTGGCAAGATATCTGGGTCATTCAGAACTATGATGAATGACATGAGTACCTGGAATAGAGGTATACAGATGTCAGCTTCTAATACAATGGACTTCGGAATGCAGCTCGTAGGGGGAATGGCAAGGGCCTATAAATACTCTGCGGGTGTTCAGAATGAAGTTTGGACTGCTTCGAAAATTGCCGGTGCTACCATTGCAGAACAAAGAGAAATGTTACAATTGGCAAAAGATGTCAATGAGATAACTCCTCTTACTGCTTCGGATGTTGCATCAGGACAAAGATACCTGGCTATGGCAGGTAATAAATTCGATGCTATTAAAGAAATGATTGGGCCAGCATCTAAGCTGGCTTCAATCTTTACTATGCCAGTGGGACAGAAAGGTGGTGTAGCTGACTTGATGACTAATATCATGTCAATGTACCAAATCCCAATGGGAGAAGCCGCTAGAGTAACCGATGACTTATATACTGCAGTTACTAATGCAAATATATCTTTGACAGACTTAGCCCAGTCCATATCTTATGCAGGAGCAGATATGGCAACTGCTGGAGTAGATCTTCGGCAAACGGCTGCTGCCATCGGTGTATTGGGGGATATGGGTATACAGGGTTCTATGGCAGGTACCTCTCTGGCTAATATGATTCGTTACTTACAACTCTCTCTTGTTAATCAAAAAAAGAAAGGCTATAACGCTTTAGCAGACTTGGGCTTAAGTCCTGATGAGTTTTTCGATGCTCAGGGTAACCTTATAGATCTTTACACTATCTATCAGAAATTTGCCAAGGCGGCAGTAGACTTACCTTCACGGATAGAAACACCAACCTTCTTCAATATCTTTGGTGTTCGTGGTAATCGGGGCATGCTTCCAGTACTTAGAGATATTGCTTCTGGTAGAGATAAGATGGGTAAGATACTTGCAACCTATGACCAAAACATGGGGGCAGTAAATAGACTTAATGAAGAACGTCTTAAAACCGATGCGGGTGTCATTGACCAATTCGAATCAAGTCTAGAAAACTTAACCGTTACTGCAGGAGCTGCTTTGGGTAGAATATTTACCCCAGTACTTAATATGGGTAATTCCATCATCAACGTAATAAATTCTATCTCTGAAACTTGGGCTGGTAGCTTTGCTCTTAGAGTAGGGGCTACAGCAGCAGTAGTTGGTACCATTGTTGCAGGGTTTAATACTGTAAGAGGTATTATAAGGTCGGTTGGATATTTACAAACTATTGCCACTGCTTCTACTGAGGGTATGTCTGCAGCAGCCATTAAGACGAACACCCAATTTGCTATTATGGAAGCTCATATGATAAGTATGGTAAATCTCATGAGGACCATGGTTCAATTGCAGATGATGATGGGGGGAGTTAGTATGAACAAAGCTGGTAGATTTTATAATACCAAAACCGGTAGATATATTAAAACACCCAATCCAGGGATGTCTCCAGCCACTTCACTCATTGGAGGTGTAGTTGGAGGTACTGTAGCTAATCAAGCTGGTAAACAAGCTGCTAAGACTGTTGCTACTAGAAGTTTAGCTTCGGTAGGTGGTAGGTTATTAGGGTTAATTGGTGGACCCTGGGGATTAGCTATTACCGTAGGTTTACCTTTACTAATAGAAGTAGGTAGTAGACTTATTGATTCAGTAGATAGGAATACTAATGCCCAAGATAAAGAAGACCCATCTGCAATCAGAGCTCAGAATGAAGAAAGGTTCTTGAATGCAATGAGAGCAGCTATTAGAGATGGGTTAAAAGACGGTAAGATTAATATCAGTGTAGATGGTGAGATATTGGGGGATTACTCTTTGGGTTCTCAGCAAGATTATACTGGTGTAGCATTAGGATTATAAAATTAAAACACTATGGCTAGAGTATTAAATAAAGCAGCAGGTAAGGTCGTTGAAAAATATAATGACCTTACAAGGGATACCGCAGGAGTTCTTACGGGTCCCTTAAATAAACTATGGAGAGCTCGGATATTACTCAATCGAACTATTTCTACTCTTCCAAAGGATGATGCTCAAAAGGGTAAACTCTATGACCCAAATGGAGTAATTGGAGAAGCTCAAATATCATCTAAGAATCCAATCCTAAACAAACAGCTCCAGGCTAAATGGAGAATGGAATTACAATTTCCAAGATTAGAAGAAGGTGAAGGAGTAGACCCAGCAAAAGGGAATAAGAATACCACTAATTACAGAAACTTTGAGGCTAAAGCTGATATCATATATCAGAATGAGGTAAGGATATATAATATGACTGTTAACCCTACTCAGTATATTACCTTACAGAATAGACCTCCAGAGTTGGACTTCAGGGGAGAAACCACATGGGCAACTATCAAATCCATGGGAAGGAATACTCCTATGTATCACTTTACTGGTGCTGAGGACATCATTCAATTCAATGTATCTTGGTACTGTAATGACCCAGAGAATCCAGAGGAGGTAATTAATAAGTGTAGGTTATTAGAGGCCTGGACTAAAGCTAACGGTTATCAATCGGCTCCGCCTATTGTTAAGATAGAATGGGGGGATTCGGGTATATTTGATAATCACTATTACATCCTTACTTCAGCAACCTATACTCTGAAGAACTTTCAGAATGGTTATAGGATAAGGGTACCTGGAAAGCCAGCTACCTTTGGTAATGGTAGGTTATTACCTGCAGCAGCAACTCAAGAATTGATTTTCAAGAGAGTAAGTGCATATAATCTATCCTATGGAGATTTTATAAATTCGGATTCACTTAAAAAGACGGGAGGTATTAAATATGATTGATATTAACCAATATCTGACGGGAGCTAGCCCTTATAATAATGCCTATGCTCTAAATTACGGAGATGGAGATTACTCTTTAGAAACTCCAGTAGTTTCTGTACCTTCATCCTCAAATGATATTCAACATACCATTAAGGATGGAGAGACTTTACAGAATATAGCCTATAAATACTATGGGGATTCAGGTAAATGGTATCTTATTGCAGAAGCTAATGGTATACTAAACCCTTTTAAAGAGGTAGAAAGTGGAACACTTATAAGAATCCCCGCTTATGGCAGCTAAACAAAAATCCATATTATATAACGGAATGGGCCAACCATACTTGGCTCTATTCGATTTTAGAGGTATGCCGATAATGAATCCCATTACTGGTATACCTCTTGGAGCTTATATTAGTACCTGGAATTATAGGTATGATGAAGAAAAAGAAAATCTTGCTACAATTACATTTGATACTGGAGATCCCGATACTGTGGACATAGAGGCTTTACAAGAAGGTAATGTGATATGCTTACAGTGGGGATACATATACCCAGACGGTCAATTTGTATCGGGTCCAATTAAAACTATCAAGGTCAGGGATTTTGAGGCAAAGTTTGATTCTACTGGTACCCATGTAACTATCAAGTGTATAGACTCTATTGGTGATTTAAGATATCAGCCACCATATAATTTCTCTGAAGCTTCAGAGAATAGTTTATCTTCCTATTTAGATGGTGGTTGTGATAATGGTGTAGGTGTAATCATAGAAATCTTTCAGTAATGGAACAACGAATAATAAGTAATAAAGTATATGAGTCACTACAGGTACCTACAGAGAATACTCGTACTACTACTGGAAAGGTGCTTTATGCTAATAGGTACAGTGGAGTAGCAGAAGTGGCTATGCCAGAAGATTTGAAGGCCCTAATCAATAGTGACTTCGGATTAGTTGGCAAGAATATCTTAGTTCAATTAGAACAAAAGATGAGAGGTTATACTAATGGCCCTTGGTATATAGATTCAAGAGATAATGTTATTTATATACATAATAGGAAATTTCATGAAGAACCAGTAACTGTTTATACTTATCAGGGAGAGAATGGGGAAGTACTTAGTGTTCAATTTTCTACTCAAAAAGTAACTAAGAGAGTTAAGGCTACACTATCTCCCGCTATTAATCCAGAGAGTAAAGATTTAGAAGTATTAAGTACTGGGATTGATGATACTGAAAAATTACCCGAGATAGTAGCTAATGAGAATAATGGGGTCTATTATAATAATTGGAAAACCTCAATAGGTAAATATGGAGCAGAGAATAATCCCCAAGATATACCTACTATCAGGCAGATGAGGTTAAATCATACCCTAAAGACTGACCCTAACTTAAGAGCTTCATTTGAAGCTAGGAAACAAGTAGATGACAAATGGAATCAAGATGTAGCAGAGTATTCTGCTTCTAATCCCGCCGAAGCTTATAGACAAGGTAAGGAAAAATTCCTTAATGAACTTAGTACAGATCAGGTAAGAAGTATCATAAATAAAACCATTCAAAGAGAAGAATTTCCGGCTGATAGGCGTGCAGCTTTAAATGCTGCCCTTAAGAATGTAGTTAATGGTGAAACATTAGATGAAGATATATACAATATCCTCAAGAATGAAAGATACCTTTTCGAGGGTAAAGAACAAATGGAATACATGGTCATAGAAGACCTGGACCCAAGAGACTTTGACCCAGAGCATACTCCCAAGGGTGGAGCTACTGCTTGGGGATTAGAGGATGAAGAAAGTGTTTATCGAGGTATATCGGCTTTAAAGAAAGGCCCTTATACTATGGTGATCGATGACACCCCGGTTATCAAATATAAAAACCCATTAAATCAGAGTTTGGGTATTTATAGCGTTACAGTGAAAGTTCAACATTGGAAAAAAGCTAATGTTGAGATACCCCTGTACAAACTTTACCATAATCTATTCAGTAGATATGGGGGGATAGATAAGTGGGCTTGGGCAGCTAATGCTAATGCTAATGGTGGTTTAAAGTATACAGAGAGTAAACTGGTTTGTCAGATGCAAGTTGTTGGAAGACCCTTACTAGCCTCTTCTCAGGTATTAATATTAGAGAATGTTGGTAAACGATGGTCTGGTCCTTGGTATATAAAACAATGTACCCACTCTATGGATGCAGGCCAGGGATATGTAACTAATTTAGAGTTAGTAAAGAATTCGAGTAGGGCTGGTTCTACTACTTCTAAGACTGGACTGTCTACTCAAACGGTTGTAGCTAATGATGCTAAAGCTAATGCTGTAACCTCTAAGGGTAAAGATAAGAAAGCTTTAAGTAATATCAATGAATTAGATTTGAGTTGGACTTACAATGAGGTGGCCTATTTCATTGAATCTGGTATTATGGATAAGGAAGGAAACGTATTGGATGTTAAACGTAGGGATGAGATGGCTCGAAAGAAGGCTTACTATACTGAAGTATTAGCTAAGACTCCAATCGAGAAAGCAGAAGGTATAGCTGTAAGCTCTGGTAGTTTAACTACTTCTTCAGGTAAGGTAATACCCGGAAAGATAACCATCAAAGATATTCAAGTACCCGATGATTATTGGGTTAAATTCGATTATATGGAAGTAGCCATAAAGAGATTCAAAGAATATATCAAGAATAAGGAAGCGAGGTAATTATGGGCTATGAAACTGCAAAGATAATAACAGAAGAAGGATTAGAGGGTCTTGGAAGATACTACTCTATATACCGAGGTATAGTTGTTGATAATAATGATACCGAAAAGAAGATGAATAGGGTAAAAGTATGTATACCAGAAGTAATGGGAGGTACCTTTGCTTGGGCTTTACCGAAAGGCCAACATGGTTCAATAAGTAGTGGGTTTAAGTTCTTAGCCCCTAAGGTAGGAGATATAGTATTCATTACTTTTGAATTTGGTGACCCTACTAAACCATTATGGGAATACCATGGTTGGGGTATGAATCAAGTACCTCAACCATTAGACGGTCCAAATAAAATGGGGATAGTTACTCCTGAAGGTAACCTCATTATAATAGACGATGATAATGGGAAACTAAATCTCTACTTTAATGGGGACGTATCGGTTTATTCTGAATCTAACGTAATAGTATCAGCTAATAAAGATATCAATATATCCTCAGGTGATACCATTATATTAAATACTGGAGAAAATCATGGGTTAATCAATATTGCCCAACTAACCGAAAAACTAAATCAAACTATTCAAGAACTAGAACAACTTCGTAGTATGTTCAACTCTCATGTACACTCAGGTGTAACTACTGGGCCAGGTTCTTCTGGCCCAACTTTAACTCAAATAACTAAACCTTTCTCACAATTCGTTGTAGACGATTATGAGGATAAAACCTGCATACACTAATGGAAAAGAATTACTTTACAGACTTAGTTGGTATAGGTGTAACTTATCCTATCCAACTTACAACTAATGAAAATGGGGAAAGAGGTTGGTACCCAGTAAACGGGGATTTTAAACTTATCAGGGATAATATAAGTTCTATATTGTATTATATGATAGGTCAGAGATTTCGACAGGAAAACTTTGGTAGTAAACTATGGCAATGTATTGAGGAACCAAACTCACAAGCCCTAAGTTTTATAATTAAAGAGTTTTTAAAACAAGCCATAGGTGCATGGGAACAGAGAATAACCTTCCAAAATATCACAGTTACTAGAGTTGATGCAAAAATACACATAGAAGTAGCTTATGTAATAAATGGAACAAATTCTAGTCAGTACCTCGATATCACCTATGATAGGTCAGATAATTCATTAAATACACAATAATATGGGAATCACAAATAAATGGCTTAACCCATACCAGAGGTCTTATCAACAGATTAAGGCCAAGCTGGTTGAATCCCTTATGGGGCTTAAAGACCCTCAGGGTCAGAAACTCATAACGGATTATTCGGAGGGGAATATCTTAATTATCATCCTCTCATTGTTTGCGGCAATTGCCGAAGTACTTCACTATTATGTAGATAATATGGCAAGGGAAACCTTCCTATCTACTGCAAGAAGGTATGATTCGGTAGTTAAACATGGAGCTCTGGTAGATTATCATGCTCGAGCAGCGATTGCTGCTACAGTAGATGTAATCTTATCCAGAAGTATTACTGGTAATTCCATTGGAGCTAAATTAACCATACCTCAAGGAACTCTATTTACGGATTCCAGTGGTAACTCTTGGTTATCTGCTAGAGATGTAACTTGGTATTCAAATGTAACCACATGTAAAGTACCTATAATTCAACATGAGAAATATACTGCAAGTGCTCTTAATAATATGCTAATACCTACTGGAGACAGGGTAATAGTTCACCTTGGTACATTGCCTAATGGTAAGTACTATGAACAGGGCTCTATGTCTTTACAGATAGGTGGAGAAACTTGGGTATTGGTAGATACCTTTGCAAAATCAAAGCCAACGGATAAACACTTTATGGTTTCAGTAGATGAAGCTCTTAACCCTTACATAATGTTTGGGGATGGAACCTTCGGTAAGAAACCTGCAGCAGGTGCAAAAATAACCAATGTAGTATTCTACTTAACTAATGGTACTCAAGGTAATGTAAAGAGTAATACCATTACTTCTGTACCCTCAATAATCTCTTCTTCAATTACTGATGCTACAGTAAGTAATGCTTATGATGCTGGAGGTGGTTCAAACTATGAGAACTTTATAATGCTTAAGGAACATATACCTTTGAGTGTAAAGACTTTGGGAGTAGCAATTACCAAAGAGGATTTCGAAAGTTTGGCTATGTTGGTTGATGGGGTAAACAAAGCTAAAGCCGATTATGAATGTGGTAGAAAGCTTACAGTATATATCAGTCCTGATGGTGGAGCTGTTGCTTCTTCTGAATTAATAAATAGGGTATACAACCTATTATCTCAAAGAGCACCTATGACTACTTGGTTAAAGGTTAAATCTGCAGGCAAGGTTCAGATTATTCTAGAGATGGAAGTTACTGGTAAGAAGTCTTATAAGACTCCAGAGATACAAACTCAAATTCTTACGGCTTTATATAATGCCTATTCTCCGGAGCAAGCTCAAATAGGAGGAAGCGTAAGAGTATCAGATATCTATGCCCTGATAGATAATCTATCAACCGTAGATTACCTTCACCTTACTAAGTTCTATATTAAACCCTGGCCTACTACCATTTATGGTAATAAGGAATTAAACCTTGGCCAATTTAAATTGAACAAGGCAAAGGGTTCTATGACTTACTACATAACCTTCAATTCCTCAACTACTTTTACAGTACGTTCAGTATCGAATGGTTATGTAACTACTGGCTCAGTCGGTAGCTCTATTCAGATTATAGATAAAGCTAATGGTTTTGATTTCTCATTGGATATCCAAAACAATAGCTATCAATCAGGTTATCGATATTCTATTACAGTATCTGAACCAAACCATGATTATGAAGACCCTGGCTTTAATTTGCCAGTATTCGAGAATGCTTCACAATTAACATTAACAGTTAACGAAATAATATAATGATAAACCTCAAAAATCTAATCGACTTTTTACCATTCGAATATAAGGACCAAGATACTTATAAGGTAAATGGTAAAGGCATCTTAGAGAGGTTTCTAGAAATTTGTGGAGAGCATTTTGAAGATTATATTACAAAGGATATTGAGAATATATTGGATATTATCGATATAGATAAAACCCCAGATATGTATCTCAATTTCCTTTGGCAATTTCTTGGAGAAATGCCCTTTGCTTATGGGAACACGATAGATGCACAGAAATGGGCAGAGTACTTTAATGGGTTCTACTCGGATAGTAAACTCCAGGAGTTATCAAAGCTTTGGATAATACCCAAAGAGGGACCTTTTACTTTAACTAGTACTCAGGTAAGAAACATCTTGAGATATTCGGTATCTCTTTTCAAAATAAGGGGTACATCAGAATTTTTCGAGATCATGATGAGGTTATATGGGTTAACCTGTGTAATAACAGACCCAGCAAAAGCCGATGGGTATGATGGTTGGATAAAAGGTCATCCCCACTTTGACCAATACTATCAGTACGATAGTAAATATACCTTTGATAACACCTTCGATTGTTCTCAATGTATTTCCGTAAGTTTAAAACTTACTGGTCATGGGTATACTTCTAATTCCGAGGCTTTTAAAAAATTTAGGGAAGCCGTAGAAAGTTTCTTTACTAGATTCATACCTTATCATGTATCCTTCACTATAGATTACGGTTTTGTAGTAAATGATGGGTATTCGATTAAGGCCGAGTTGGTAAACCCAGACCAGCCCAACTTAGTTACTTCAGAAGTATATGAAGTACCAGTATTGGTAACTGTAACCTCAGATTGGATGAATGCAGATTTGAGATATCAAATATCGAGTGATAGAATTAACTGGGGTTATACTAAACATGAAAGTGGTTCGGTATTTAATATTCCAAGGGCTGGTACTTATTACTTTCGAAGCGTTGGGGATAATTCTAAGATAACCCAAATTACCGTAAGGCAGGAAACTTATAACCGTTCATATATTATTTCTTGTGAGCCCATAACTGGTAAAATAACCCCAACTACTTTAAAGGTTAGTACAAGGGTGATAGCTAGAGTATCCTATAAAGGGACAGAGAAACTTTGTAATGTTCGATTAGTGGGTACCGATCAAGTAAAAATATCGGGCTCAACTTGGGAATTTACAAAACCCGGTACTTACTTTTTTGAGATTGTGGAATTTCCTGTAAAACAAACTTCATTTGTAGTAACCCAAGAAGAAGTTACTTATAAGGTAAGATGTACACCCTCAGAATTTAGAGTTGGAAATAATCAAACTATGAAGGATGCAGTTACTACTTTAACCATAACTTCAAATTACCCAGAGTCATTTACTGGAGAATTATATTGTAGGTTAATAGGTAATCCTAAGACTTTCAAGAATGGGGATAAATTTATTGCTAACAGTTATGGTACTTATAAATTCAAATGTACTTTAGATAAAAGAGAAACTGATGAAGGTGTGGGTATCTTTGAAGTAGTTTCAGGTAAAACTGCTATATATAGGATCAGTATTAATCCATCTACATCTACTCTATATAACGGTTCTGCAAAAACTACCGTAATAATACAATGTATTTCGGGTAATGGTGATGATTACCGAGTTAAAGTAGTAGAAACTGGGGAAACCTTCAATGCTGAAAACGGGTATGTATATACTACTAATAGAGCAGGTACTTATACTTTCCAATCTGTAGCCTACCCAACTGCAAAGACTACTTGGGTAGTTAAGAATACCCCAGTTGTATATCAGAACAAACTAAAGATAGTTCCTTCAGATCCTTCAGATTCAAAGTGGAAAGAACCTAACTGGTCATTACCCGAAAGCCAAATTGATGATACTTATGCAGTATATCAGTTATTGGATGAAGTATCAGCTTGTAAATTTAGCCTTGAAGAAATGAAAAACGGGGTCAATGTAAGTGGTACTGCAACTTGTGATGAAACTGGGGAAACCTATAATCTTGAATCCGAGATTGTATTAACTAAAGCAGGTACTTATACTTTTGTGGCAGATGATGGTTCTTCATTAAGGTGTCAAGTAATATTGGAAGATTACCCTACTATTATAGAATTAACCGTTGACCCAAGTTATGCCGAATTAAAGGGTACCATTAAACAAGTATATTGTTTAATTAGGTGTAGTTCTAATAAAGCTGAATTCGATAGTAGAGTTAGACAAGTTGGCAAAGTAACTACTTTTGATGCTGGTGGAGCCGGATATGAATTTACTACGGCTACCGCTGAAGAATACATTTTTGAATCAGTTGCCGATACTTCGGTACGGGCTAAGTTTACGGTAGTAGATGCTGACTTATTAAGCGTTAATCCTCAAAAGTTGGAATGGGAATCAAATGACACTTCTGAGAAGACATTTACCATTACCACTTATAGTAATCAAATGTGGAAAATTGAAGAAGTATGATAAAGAGTGCAATAGACAATGTAACAGAGACTACTACTCAATCTCTGTTCAAGACTTCAATGATTGGTTTATTTGGAGAATGTACCCAAATTATTTATGACCTTAGGTGGATGATATTACTTGCCATAATATTGATACTTTCAGATTTATGGTTTGGTATATCTGCAAGTAGAGTACAAGATATAGTCATTCGAAAGTCAAGGGCCGGTAGGAGAACCCTAAATAAGCTGGTTGATTATATTTGTTATATCTTACTTGGGGCTGTAATTGGGAAAGCTATTGGAGAACCCTATGGAGTAGATCCCATAGGAGTATCCATTACTATAATGATATTATGCTATTGCTTCGAAATAGATAGTATCTATGGGCATATATGTGAAATACATGGCATTAAAAAACAATATAGTATCTGGAAGATAATCTTTAAGCTGTTAACTCTCAAATTTAATGAACTCGGAGAAGCTTTCAGGGATATGGCAGAACAAAAGAATAACTTTAAAAAATACAAAGAACAATGAAAACGTACTTTAAGTATGAAGGTATAATCAAATCTAAGGAAGCAGCCGAAGCAATTGCTGCCCCTTCTGGTTTGGGGCCATTCTGTGGATTTGGCTCAGCCACCATAAATGGTAATAAATTGGTTGTTTCTCCTCAGGGAGTTTCTGGTAGTAAATTTGCTAATGTAATTAAGGATAGGATTACAGCAAGGTATATGTCTAAAGATTCTGAAGATGGAGAATTACCCGATATAAATTTTGGGTGTATTTCAAGAGATGGCTATATATTTATCTCTGATGAACAAACATTGACCATCGAGAATATTCAGGGAACCCAAGGGTCCACCAATGAAGTATTACTGTTTGCAGTACACACTACTATCTCCGAACCCGTAGATAATCCAGTAGATTTTGTAGCTTATTGGAATGAATCTTCAGAAAGTTTCTATGAGTTATATAAAAAATCTCTAGATATATACTACCCAATTTCTGAAGAGAATCGTAATCCCAATGTACTTAATAATGATATTTATTCGGATTATAGTATGACTCTTAGTAATCTTCTAGAGATGGTAGAGACTGCTTGCCCTTATTATTCTAACAATAAGAATTCTGTTGTTCTTATTGGGATATATGGTAAGGGTACAGATGCTATGACTAAAAGAAATGAGAACTTTGCTATTGTACCCTATCAGGGCAAATTCCAGGAGATCCCATATACTACTGCTACTCACAGTATGATGAAAGAATCCATAACTAAAGTAGAGAAAATGAATACTGGGTTTCCGGTAGAGGATGAAAATGGGAATCTATTGAATATTAAGCAATACATTGATGGGCAACTAGAAGCTCTCCGAAAGGAATTCTCTGATTCTTTGAATACTGCTAGTTTACCCATAGGTTCAATAATTTTATGGGAAACCGATGTAATCCCTGAAGGATGGGCTGAATATACAAAGGCTTCAGGTAGGATAGTAATAGGATATCAGGCCGGAGGTATTCAAATTGGAGACGAGATGATGCTACAGAATATTGGGGATTTCTATACTCCCACTAAAGGTAACTTTGTTATTAAATTGAAAGGCGATGATTTACCAAGACATAGGCATGCTCTCGGTGTATCTAAAGGTAAACAGGATAATGCCAATACCTGGGAGAACGTTCGTCCTCAATCTTTCTTTAATAGGGAGACAGGGTTGAATGGTGATTTCGGTAGAGGAACTCCCACCAAGGGTATTCAAGATGGTGCTATTGTAGTAAGTTGGAATTTAATAGGGGAATCTTTCCTACAAGAGACTTCGGTAGATACCTTGACTATCGAAAAGTTACCACCGACTATTACTTTAAGATATATTCAAAAAATATCATAGGTCGTAATTAGTTGTTAATATAACTCATGTGTATTATTTGTATTGTCTAAGTAAACTCTTGTTTTGTTTTTGTTTTGCATAGTTTGTTTAGAGTAAACACTCGGAAAGGGACGTTGGGAAACGTCCCTTTTCTTTTGTGTTAATATCTAAGTTCTTCTTTAGCTCTATCTTCCCAATACTGTATATCCTGTCTAAGTTCAGAAATATATCTCATGGATTCATTAGTCTTAGGCATTTCGAAGAATTCTATGAGCATTATATTAGTAATCCTTGTACTATTTCCGAGTCTCTCTTTAATGAAGGGGGGAGGAGTAATTAATACTTCGAATAAAAGATAAGCATCCGGAGAAAGTTTATCTTTCATATAAGTATACATCATATCTATCATTTCGGATTTAGCTTTCTCTTCTTCACTATCATCTTCTAGTTCTTTGTCATTATCGAATAAATCATCCAGTTTAAAGAGGCTTTGATTATACTCTGCTTGTTCTCCGTATGCAGAACGAAGCAATTTATTTTTAAATGTACTCAAGGAAGCAAGGATTCTTGCTTTGAGATGTTCTTCAGTACATTCACCATAGTATTTATTAAAAACAAATAACATCTTGTCCCAGAAATAAGACTGAATTATATCTGGTGTAAGATTAAACCTTTTATAATCAATCTGTCTGGTAAGATTCCTAATCACTGGCTTACAGACTTTATAAAGTCTATTGAAAGTAGCTTCATCATATTCTTGCATAGGTTTTAATCGATGAAGCTCTGAGCCATTATTTCCTTTACTTTTTCCCATGTTTTTAAATATTCGTTATGCAAATATAAGTATTTTTTCTTATATAAAATAATAATATTAAATATTCGGGAGCTTAAGGTAGTGGATTAGTAGTTTCTAGTTAGTTGTCAACATACTCAGAACTATCTCGGTACTATCAAAATCTATTAGTTTATATAATATTGCAATATAGATATGAAGAAATTTAAAGACAATATCAAATTTAGTTTCACACCGGATTTCCAACTTGAGATACTCCGGTTTGTTTTAAGAGATAAGGAAGGAGGTCTAGTCCTAAAAAGGATTAAAGCTAATTACCTGGTTCTTATTGAGCATGCCCTTATATTTGAGGGTATATCAAAATACTTTAAGAAGCAAGGTAAGATGCCTTCAGAGAATGTATTAAAAGAAGTATTAAAAGAATTGCTAGAATCAAAGGCATACATTGATTTGGTAACTAAGGATGACATCCCTAATATCAATAAGTTAATAAGCAATTTATATCACATTCCCTTATCGGATGCAGATTATATCAAGGAAAAGATTTACCAGTTCTCTACCTATGTTGAAATGAAGAACCTGAATGACTCTTTTGATTTAGATAACTTCGAACAATATGAAGAGTATTCAAGGAAGATTGAAAAAGTACTTCAGAAAAGTAAACCAAAGAAAGAGGACGAACCTATATACATGATTCGAGATATTACAGAGAGACAGTTTAAAAGACAATCAGAACCCTCGGTAATACCCTGTCCCTTTAGGCAATTAAATGACCTTACTAATGCAGGAGGTTATCCCGAACATTCTATTAATGTAATATTGGATAAACCTAAAGCAAAGAAAACTTTCTTCATGGTAAACCTTGCCCGAGGTTATCTTCGAATGAAGAAATCCGTATTATACGTAGATACCGAGAATGGTAAAGACCAAATCATGGACAGATTTATTCAATCTAGTATCAATAAAACCAAAAAGGAATTATACTCAGGTGAGTATGATAAACTTGAAGCTAAACATTTAAGAAAGCTTGCAAGATTTGGGGTTGAATTGGTGGTTGAGAGGGTACCTGCAATGATTACTAATACAACTTACATAAAAGAGAGGATAGTTCAATTGCGTAATCAAGGCATCGATATTAGAGTATTAATGGTAGATTATGCAGGTAAGCTTGCCTCAATAGCTGGAGACCGAGAGGATTTCGAAAGGATTTCTAATGTATATGTAGATTTGCAAAACTTGGCAGAAGAGTTACATCTTGATATCATATGGACTGCACATCATATTACTCGTGAAGGTAAGAAGCATAGACTTACTAGATATGATGAAAATGATATCTCTGGTTCAATTGCTATTGTTCGTAATGCTCAAGTTATTGTGGGTCTTAATTCTACCGAGCAAGAAGAAAAAGATAATATACTTCGAGTTGAGATGGTAGTACAAAGGGACGGTCTTTCTTCAGGTAGAGCCTTATTTAAATGTGATGTTGAAAGACAAAGATGTACAGAATTTACAAGAGAACAACGTAAACAATATGATGAGGTATATGGTAAAAAATTGGATGAACAATTTAAGAAGAGCACTAATCCAGATGCGGATTCTAAGAAAAGGGAAAGGACTACTGGAGACATTTAAATGTAAGCTTGGATATCATGAATGGGTAGCTGTTCATTGGTCTGAGTTTAAACAGAGACCTCGTAGGGCAATCTTTTCTAAGAAAGGTGGGAGAAGAAAAGCCCAGTATTATGAGAAACGTTATGTAAAATATTACTGTATGAGATGTGGGAAGAAAAGATATGAAAATAACGATAACAAAAGACGGTAAGGTATTTAAGGGTAATACCTTACTAAAACCTCGATTAATTAGAGGTTATTTAAAAGTCAAGATAGAAGGCTCGACCTATTCAGTACATAGATTAGTAGCCATGACTTATATACCTAACCCAGAGAATAAACCCTGTGTATGTCATAAGGATAATAATAGAACTAATAATAGGGTAGAGAACTTATATTGGGGTACTTATAAAGAAAATACCCAACAATGTATCAGAGATGGTAGGTTTAAACCCGGAGGTCGAGATATACTTGATGAATTTAGTATTAATTGTTTACTTTATGAGTATAATCTTGGTAAACCTCGGTCAATCCTTAAAAAGAAATTTGGGATTTCTGATTCATCTATAACTCGTATTATAAACTTAAAGAGTAAACCTAAATTCGGAAATTATAAATTTAAGTATGTATCCCAAGATATAATCAGAGATTATCAAGAGGGTATGTTAGTTAGGGATATATGTAACAAGTATTCTATAGGACATACTACTTTAAACAATTATTTACGTAGGTTAAATATATCTAGGTACCGATGAAAATTACGAATAAATTCAAGTCTCAGTTAAAAACCTATTTTATTAAGAGATTGGGTGCTTTTGAATATCGTAGAGGCTGGATGCGTATACCAACTTGCCCATATTGCGGGAGAGAACATAAGTTGGGAGTTAACCTTTCTATGTATAGAACCAATTGTTTTAGATGTAATGCCCATCCTTCTCCTGCTCAACTAATAATGGATATAGAAGGATTTACTGAGTACCATGAACTAATTAATTTTTTGAACAATGGCCAATTTGATGAACTACAGTTTAAGGAAGAGAAAATCGAACTTGCCGAAAGTAAGCCAGTATATCTCCCTGAGGGATTTAGAAACATTTCGCTCGGGGATAGCCAACTTGCAAAAAGCATTCGGGGATATATCAAGAAACGCGGATTTAGCCTCGAGAAGTTTTCAAGATACGGTATCGGCTATGGAACAATGGGCACGACTTACGGGTACCTTATCATCCCGTTCTATTATCAAGGACAACTTAAATATTACAATGCTCGGAACGTTATCGGAAAAGGTCCCAGGTATAATAATCCCGATAAAGATATCACAGGCCTTGGCAAACAATTTATCATCTTTAATCATGACGCATTGGAAATGTACCGGTCGGTATTCATTTGCGAGGGAGCACTTAATGCTCTCACAATGGGCGATAGAGGAATTGCCACAATGGGCAAAGCTATTAGTCAGTACCAAATCAATGAATTACTTAAATCCCAATGCGAAAGATATATTATACTCTTGGACCCAGACGCCAAGCAATATGCAATCAATTTGGCGCTCAAACTTGTTGCCTATAAAAAGGTCAAGGTGGTGTTTTTACCAGACGGAAAGGATTGCAACGATCTTGGGAAAAGGGAAGTCTTAAGGTTAGTATATAATACTCGGTATCAAAGTTATCAAGAATTGATTGCTATCAGAAACTCATTGAAATAGGGAGTTCCTATTATATTATAAATAATATATTTATGCGTGAACCATCTATCCATATAACTAAGTCTCAATTTGAGGAAATATTAAATACCTTAGAGGTAGACAATTTCCCAGTTGAGGCTTTTTTTGTTATTGCTCGAAAGGAGGCAATAAATCATAGAGCAGTCTTAGTTTCTAACAATAAGAATACTAAGCGAGTTAATAACATATTACTAGCATCTAAGGGAGATGCTGCCCTCGTTGCTGATATTTTATATGCAACTCGTATAAAGTTAAAGCATCGGGGAGTTCGGAAAATAAATGAAAGTAATTCTCGAGAATGGGCAAATTGTAAAAAGCTTGCAGAGATATGTAATACCTTCTGTGAAGATTTTAAATTTGATACTCGTGAAGGTTTTATCAAGTATATAGAGACTGGATTAAAAAGGATGACTGATTATCGTAATGTTATGCAAAGGTTATTATCTATGCAAGAAAACATCACTAATCAAGTAGATGCTGAGATAGAGTTACAAAATTCAGATTTAAAACTTACCAAAGAGATACATGATTACTTTATAGGTAAGATTGCTAAGGCAACTGGTATATATGAATCTTATGAAAATCAACCAGAGAAGTATGTACACTTTGCAAAGGTAGGTGAATTCCTAAAAGAGGAGGGCTGGAATTATAAGACCTTCATCGATGCTCAGTTTGAATCTCTTGCATGGTGCAATGGGTTACCGGATATTGCACAAATGTATACGGATAAAGCAATTGAAAGATACAATAAGTATTTATATAAATATAAGAATAAACAACTACTTGAAGGTGAACCAGAAGTTGAAGGTTCCCTTTGGGATAAAATAAGAAAATGATATGAAAGGTTTACAATTTTTCGGAAACAGAGTAGAGGATGCAGCTAATGCTTTTATAGATGTCCTCAAGTATTCAGACCAATCCGTGGATTATCCAGATTTTAAGGATATCGAACCATGGCCTGATGAGATAATTAATATGTTCTATGTGATTTGGAAGAATGCCAAGTTCTCAGAACTAAGTGCCATCATTATGTATACCCAACAGTCTTCTAGATTTGAAGAAATATCAGAATTGATGTTGGGTATTGGTTTGGTAGAGATGAGACACCTTGATAAGATATCGGACTTTTTACAAAAGGCAGATCCCTATGAGGATTACTCTACCATGAATATTAATCCTACGATTGAGATTGGTTCTACTTGGGAACAAGCTTTAAAGATTGCTTTGAATTCCGAGATAGAAACTATTGGTCACTACAAGAAAATTCAAAGAGCAATTGCTCAATACGAAGAACGCCCAGATTACGATGACGTGAATTATTTCCTTGAGAAATTGATTGCGGATGAGGAGCATCATATTAAACTTCTCAAGGAAGCAATGGGTATGGATAAATCTACTAAGGGTGTAACGGTAATTATCAAATGAGTAGGATAATCATACAGAATGGAAATATGTGCGAACTCGACTTACCTCTTAAGTTCGCACAGAAACTTTATAATGAGTTTGCCATTCGACATCCAAATGCTTTCTACTTACGTACAAGGCAAAGAGGTATGCAGAATTGGGATGGTAAGATTCACTACATCACCAAGACTGGTCAATTTAAAATAGGTTTGCTTCCTAAGGTATACGATATGTGTATTGAGATGGGAATTAAACCTAAAGTTGTAGATATGCGTCAACCTTTACCTAAAGTCAGTAAAGTTGTTACGAAGATAGGCAAATATAAATTAAGACCAGAACAGGAGAAAGCAGTCAAGGCTGTAATTAATAATACGATTGGAGGTAAACCATTTCATATTGGCGTATTAGATTACACTGTTAATGCAGGTAAATGCACCGGTAAGGGTACCTTAATACATACTGAGGATGGGTTATTACCTATAGAAAAAATCGTTTCTGAAACAGGTAAGATACGATATAAAGGTAAAGTCCTTACTAAAGAAGGTGTATTAGTAAAACCCAATGCAGGAGTTTATAATGAGATTAAGGTAGTAAAGATAACTACTTCTCAGGGTTATACTCTAATCTGTGGATATGAAAATCACAGATTATATACTTATTATGGAGATAATCTACAATGGGTATATGTCAAGGATTTAAAGAAAGGGGATTGTTTACCTATCTCCTTAGAATATACTCATTCTAAAAATACCATAGGTAAAAACCTTAGCTATACTTTGGGAGCTTTATCCGGAGATGGCCATATTCATCAAGTTTCTAAAAATCAAATAAACATATCTATATCAGGTCAAGATATAGAAGTAGCCGAAGTAGTTAAAGCTACTATGGATGAAATATGTAAAACTCCTGTAGAAATAAAACCCCACAAAAAATTTAAAGGTTTTCATATATCTAAATCCGATACTAATTTTGCTAAACTACTTCAAGAGGAATATCCAGAATTAATTGGTACTGCTCATGAAAAGTACATACCCGATAAGATTCTTCAGGCTTCTTATGATGACTTAAGGAATTATATAGCAGGTTTATTTGATACAGATGGGCATAATTCATCATCTCATGGTAGAAGATCCTTATCTTTTACTACTGTAAATCTTGAAAATGCTCGTAGAGTACAACAAGCCTTATTATCTTTAGGAATAGCTTGTTGTCTTAAACCCAAGAAGACTTCATGTAATGGTAAAGAGAGTATAGCTTATAGAATAACTATTCATAGCGAATTTTATGATGAGTTTCTAGAAATAATACCCATGAGGATTGAAAGAAAATGTATCCCTAGCAATTCTCAACGGAATAACTACAGTAATAAACTACCTTTTAGTAATTTTGCTAAAGAACTTTATGATAAGCTTTCTTGGAAAGAAAAGGGTAAGTTTAGAAAAACCTATGGTAGAGTTATAAGTACACAGGTAAGTCATCATAATAGATTAACTTTAACTGCTTTTAATTGTTTAGTAGAATTCTTAGGCTCTAATAATGATAAAGCTACAGAATTACTAAATATTTCTAGTAATTGTTATTGGGATAAAATAGATAAGATAGAAATCTTAGATAAATACCCATGTTATGATATGGAGATACCTAAGTATCATAATTACCTATCTAATGGATTCATATCTCATAACACACTTATTATGTCTGCTTTATATTTATCCTATAAGAAGCAGTTAAAGACTTTGCTAATAACTAATGACTCAGATTGGTTAAACCAGGCTAGAGAAGAATTTAAGCAATATCTTCCGGGAGAAGATATCACTTTTGTTCAAGGCAAGGTTTTAAACTGGAGTAACTTTACTATAGGTATGGTTCAATCTATTTCGAGGAACATGAGATTCTATCAAAAAGAATTATCTCAGATAGACATGGTACTTGTGGATGAGGCTGACCAGGGTGGTAGTAAGCAATATCAGAATGTAATCACTAGATTGTTTAATACCCGAATTCGTATAGGATTATCCGGTACCATTTATATGAGTAAGCTTGCTAAGGATAAGGTTAAGAATATGAACCTAGAATGTTTCTTTGGTAAAGTGATTGCTGAGTTTAAACTTAAGGATTCCATCAAGAAGGGTTACTCAACTAAAACTATCGTAAAGATGGTACCCGGTAAACCTTGGTATGGTAATTGGGAATCTGATTGTATATCCTATAAGGAGATATATGATGATTCTATTACCGAAAATAATACCGCGTGGACCATGGCTTATAATCGATTACGATGGAATATTAATCAAGGTAGATATCCTGCTCTCGTAGTTTGCAAGCATATTGCACATTGTGAAAATCTATATAAGTTCTTTAAAAAGAAACTGGGCGATGCCTATAATATTGCCTATGTGCATGTTAATACCAAATCTAAATTAAGACAACAAATAATGAAAGATTTTAGGGACGGCAAAATTGATATCTTGGTATCAACTACAATCATTGCTCGGGGCAAAAACTTTCCTAAGCTAAGGTATTTGCTTAACGCAGCAAGTATGGATAGTCAAGAAAAATCTATTCAGTTCCTTGGTCGTTTGGTAAGAACCGATAAATCGAAAAAGAAAGTGTACCTTGATGACCTTCACTATCCTGGTAATTATTTAGATAGGCATGGAAAACATAGGAAGCAATATTATCAGAGACAAGAATTGAAAGTAATCTTATTAGACAAACTATGGAAGAAACATCCTAACCATAGCCTTATTCAGAGTTAACTAGAAGTACTATAAGTAATTACTTTTCTCCGTAGGAGGAAATAATTACATCCTAATAAGCATACGGGCATTATGAATAAAGATAAAATTATATGTATCAGGGAAGATACTGATGAACGATTAATACAATTACAATCGGAAGGATATAGAATAATACAAATATCCGCATCAGGTATCTACTGTTGGATATTATTAAGGAAACCAAATAACAATAAAAAATTTTATAATGAAACTGATAGACCGAATATTAAATTGGATGAACCCACCTGCCAGTAATCCCAAACATGTATTCAATTGCAGGGATTTGGCATGGGTAACCCCTATTAAACACTGGAGATATACCCCGGATGTTTATACCCATTCATTTAGTTTATATTGGGGATCTGGATTAGAGATCAAATTACAACAAGATACTACTGACCCAGAATCTTGCCCAGAATTATCTAAACTCAGGGAACTATTTATTAATAACATTGGTTATTCATATGTAACCCTAGATGATATTACTAACATATACATTTATAAAGAAAAATGAGATGGCAAAGAAAAAGAAACAACTTCCTGATTTATCAAAACATGATGTACTTACACCAATAGATGTTAGTCAATTGGGTACTAATGGAGATCCATGCTTTGGTATTGGGTATGATTTATCAACCAAAGAATGTAAACTATGCGGAGACTCAGAACTATGTGCGTTCAAGATGTCCCAGAACTTGAACATTACAAGGAAAGAATTAGAACAGAAGAATCAATACAAAGATTTGGATGTATTAGAAGACACGGTTGGTATCAAGAAATACATCCGAGGCTTGATTCGGAAAGGGAAAGACAGAAAAGAAATTATTACCAAAACAGTTGAGAAATTCGAAGTACCTAAGAAACGTATTAGAGAACTTTATAAAGAATGCAATGAGAAAAATTGACATGATATGGGCTATGTTTAAAGTATACTTTAACAACCCCAATTATTTAGTAAAGCAAAGCGATATACTTGCTAGTTTGTGTATGGAAGGTTCTACTGATATATTAAGAATGTGTAATTCATTGGGAGTACATGTTTCCAGACCTGAGAAATTAACCTTTGGACAACTTTTACATAAATGTAATATATTATGAACAGATTTAGATTTATCAAAGTAAGGGAGGTAATATCTCCCAACAGAGCAAACCCAAATGATGCTGGGTTAGATTTTTATGTACCAACTAATTTATATCCAGAGCATATTCATTCTAAAAATGAATTCGACTCAGAAGGTTATGATTTAGATGTTCCTTTTGGTGAAGCCTTTGTAAGGCATATAGCTTTAAAACCTGGACATCGTATACTTATCCCCTCTGGTATCATGGGATTGCTTGAACCACCTGCCTCTATGTTAATGGCTGCTAATAAGTCAGGTATAGCCACTAAGCAAGGTTTACTCTTTACAGCTGAGATAGTAGATTCTCCCTATGTAGGAGAGATACATATCGGAGTATATAATGCTTCTGATAAGGCTCAAGTTATCGAATGTGGCAAGAAGCTTGTACAGTTCATACATGTTCCCATCTACATCACAGAGCCAGAAGAGATTCAACAAGAGGAATTCTATACTGAGTCTCAAATGTGGGGAAGTAGAGGAGATAAGGGATTTGGTTCATCTCAAAATCACTAATTATGGATATAAGAAATATAAGTGAACCAGTACCTAAAGTAGAAACTAATCGGGTACTATCAAAGATGTATGAATTGGGGTTAGAACAATTGCATGGATATAGGCAAATAGAACAGTTACCTGATTACCCATTTGATATCAATAATGCAAAGAACCAGGTAATACTCAAAGACTTTATAGGAAGAGTAATAGAAGAACTCACCGAGGGGTTTGAATCTACCGAAGAAGTATTTGAATTATGTCAGAAGAATGGTTGGAATATCGAGATGTTCAATGAAAATGAATGTCAATCCCTATTGAATTCTCTTGCTAATGCAAATGAAGAACAAGCAGATGCTTTAGGCTTTTTCTTTACTCTTCTAGTATATTCAAATATACTTCCTGAAGATATTCTTAGCTATAATAAGGCAAAGAACTTATTTGATGTGATGGCTATGGGTGTTAAAGAGTTAGTGGTAAAATATTCCGACTACCAGAATTTATTGAAATTCGATATTATTTGTGAAGAGGATTTTTTTGATGAAGATGGTAAATGGGAACAAATCATCTCTTACATTCCTGGTTTTCATAAGATGAATGAATTATCACATGAGGCAGAGAAGTTATACTTATGGGAAGTGATATATGAATTGAACAAGGCAAGGAATTTCCTTAAGTCTAGACCTTGGAAACAAACCCAAGTAATGACTAAAGAGATAGACTTCCAGGAATCACTGGTAAAAGCTTTCTACCTATATATGGGATTCCTTGCATTGAATGGGTTCACAGACCAAGGGTTATTCAGTTTATTCTTTAAAAAACAGCGTCTCAATAGATGGAGGCAACAAACTAATTATTAACATGTCAGGATGGAACCATAAATTAGAGGGACTTCAACTTAATCCGGAGGAGTCCCTCCATTCGTTAGAATTTGCTACCTCACAAGAAGCATGGGAAAAACTCAATGAGGGATTCCTAAGATTAGAGCCTGCTTTATTTGCAAAGGGGGCTATTGCCAATAGTGGGGTAGCAGTAGTGTATAATGTATTCATAAAGATACGCAATGCCTGGGTAGACCCAGAATTTGATTATGGGAGATGTTTCAATTATAAAGAAACTAAGTGGACTAGCTTATTGAATAACTACATAGATTTCAATAAGCTTGACTTGTTGCGTAGTAAACTGAGAGTACTGAGAAACAAGTATAATCAGAATTACAATATAACTTACATGTTTAATAATCATCATGATAATGGTAAACAATGTCTAATAGCAGCGACTTTTTCAAAACGATTCGGGGAGGACGTCCCAGTTATTACAATGGTAGTTCGGGCTTCGGAGATTACCAAGAGGTTAATATTCGATTTCCTATTAATTCAACGAATGTCAGAGTACGTATATGGTCCGGATCAGTCAGTACAAATCAACCTATTCGCGACTCAAATGTACGGAAATGTGGAGACACTTCTAATGTATCATACCTATAAGCCATTGAAGAAGGTACTTAAGGGGGCAGAAGAGAATGCTTGGAATAAGAGAATAAAAGAAATATGGAAGAAATTCCAAAAGGGTACAGAGAAGGAATTCTCTTCATTCAAGGTATTCTTTAGAAGTTTTAAAGTGCTCAGACCAGATTTATATGAAGAAACATATAAATCAATGAAAGCAAAAGAATTACTTCTTGAATACGAAGATATTGAATATCCCGAGAATGTAATTTCTTACTCTCAACGTAAAGCCTATAAGAAGAAACTTTTAAAACAAAAGAACAACAATGGAAGCTAGGGAATTTTTAAATCAGAAGCGTATAGGATTAGTAAACAAATTCTATTACCAAGTTTTTGAGATTATAAAGAACGGAGGGGAACCGAATATTCCTCTCTTACTACAAGAGGTAGAGGATTTTGATAATTTTGTATATCGCTACTGGCATATGACCTGGGTTAGTTCTACAATGTCATACAATTAAATATTTATATTATATGAGGATATATTCGAACAGTTTTGAGTTGATGTCGGAAACTGGCAGAGAACTCAACAGTTATGGGCAATTGGTAAAACCAAAGACCTATCAAAATAAAGTCATTGAAGGTAATGAGGATTTTATTACTAAAGAACTCATTTGCCAACAATATTGCTTAACTTCATTGGGAGACCCGGTATGGTTATTCGTATTCTCTCATTCAAGAGAATGGGCAGATGCAGAGTTCCAAGAAAGGATTGATACCTCTGATATAATTAATCCAGGTAAAGCTTGGGAATTAAGAAAAGATTTATGGGAACAGTTCTTGGTAAATGGTAAATTTGATTATACCTATAATGAGAGAATCATCCATGTTATTAAACCCTTGATAAGATTACTGAAGGACGATAATGACACTCGTAAAGCAGTATTACCAATATTCAATGGTGATATGGACGGATTAGATACCGATTGGTATGATGGTAGTAGACGTATACCCTGCTCTATGTATTATGATTTCCTTATCCGTCAGAATGGTAAAGGAGAGAAGGTATTACATATTTGCTATCACCAAAGAAGTTCGGATTTTGCCCAACATTTCGGTAATGATATCTATTTAGCTTGGAGATTAATGGAATACGTAGCTCAAGAAGTAGGAGTAAAGCCTGGGTATTTATATCATACCATAGATTCATTACATATATACAAAAAAGACTGGCATTTCTTATCTTGTAATTTAGAGGATTTGAAAGATGACTACTAAGTATTCAAATATAAAAGGGTACCCTGGATATTATATATCTAAAAGGGGTACCCTTTTCACTTCCCTTAAAAGGGCAGGAGTTAAAGGGAAAGGCAATGGTAGGAAAGGTACTACTACTGTGATTTCTAATATTTGGAGAAAAAAGTATGTATCTTTAAAATCTAATGGTTATTTACAATGTACACTCTTTAGAAAAAGGTTTTATATACATAGGTTAGTATATGAAGCTTGGGTTAGTAATATACCAAAAGGATGTGATATTGACCATATAAATGGTATAAAAACCGATAACAGAGTATCAAATTTAAGAGTAGTTTCAAGGTCAGAAAATTTGAAACATAATTATGAGTTGGGTTTTAAGGGTTCTAATTATATACATACCTTTTCTGATAAAGAAAGAAAGCTTATAACTGATGATTATAATAAAGAGGGGCTCAGTATAAAGAAATTATCCCTTAAATATGGTTATTCTAGATACTTTATTCATCAAGTATTGAAAGGAGTTAGATAATGGAAACAAGATATCACATAATAAGAAACAAAAGAGAGTTAAAGAAACTAATTGCTTGTTGTAAAGCAACTGGTTATGCTTGCTGTGACTATGAAACTAATGCTGAACCAATCTATAATAAAAGTTTCAAGCCAACTATTCTATCAGTATCTTGGATGCCAGGGTTTGGTGCTTCTATTCCATTAGACCATTTCCAAACAAAAGAATATACTTCACCGGGATGGAACTGGAAAAAGATGTTAAGGAAATTTGGGGAAGAGATTATTGAGAATTATGAGATAACTAAGGTTGCATGGAACTGGAAATTTGACGACCAGGTAAACCAGAAGTATCATATATTCTACAGAGGTACATGTTTAGATGGGATGCTTGCTAAATATGTTCTCAACGAGGAAAAACCTCATGACTTAAAGTCAATGGTAAGAAGGTATTTACCAGAGTATGGTAATTATGAAAAGCAAGATGCCTTTGATAAGATACCATGGGATAAAAAAGAATTAGACCCACTTTGCCATTACGGTTGTCAAGATACGGATTATACTCTTAGGTTAATGTTATTCTTTGAAAAGAAGTTGATTGATTTGGGTATGTATTCGGTATTCCGTAATTTATTTATGTGTAATTCACGAGTACTCACCTCAGTAGAGAAAGAGGGATTATATCTAGATACTGAGTTCAATAAAAAGCTTCTGGAAGAATATAAACCAAAAATAGATGCTGCTAGACAAGCAATATATGACTTGCCAAGAGTAAAAAAATTCGAAAAGAAGTATAACCAAGAAAAGATTGATAAGTATATTCAATCTATCGAATCAGAACTTGAAGAGTTAGATTATAATGACCCAAAGGATAAACGTAAGATTGCATCAAGGGAACAGAAAATTTCAAATATCAAAGCAGGTATATTCACAACTAAAAAGGAACAAGAATTAATAAGGCCCATTAATTTGGGTAGTCCAGTTGATTTACCTGCATTGATGTATTCGGATGATGGTTTTCATTTTGATGTGATTAAGGATAATGAATCTGGTAAACCAAGTACTGATGAAGAAACTCTTACTAACTTAAGGTTAACCATTAAAAAGCCAGATTCACCAAAGGCAATATTCCTTGACAAGCTTCTTGAATTACGAGGGTTAGAGAAAATGTATAAGACCTATATTTATGGATGGTGGGAAAAGGTACAAGATGATTCTAGATTACACGGTAGATACAATATACATGGTACAGACTCTAATCGGTTTAGTTCTGCAGACCCAAATATGCAGCAGATACCAAAGACATCTGTAGACCCTAATATCAAGAAACAATTAGTTGCTCCTCCTGGGTATTTATATATGGCATTTGACTACTCACAGGCAGAGTTAAGGATGATGGCTCACCTATCTGGCGATGAAACCTATCTTGATGCTTTTGCAAAGGGGGCTGATCCTCACTTAGGTATAGCAGCAGCAAAATACGGAGTATCAATTGAGGAAGCATCTAAAATATACGAAGATGAAAATCATCCTGACCATAAGTTATGGAAGACTAGAAGAAAACAAGCTAAGCAAATTGCATTCGGTTTGATTTATGGTATTGGGGAAGCTTTACTTGCAGTAAAATTATCCGACCCAAAAGCTGGTATTATAGTTACTAAAGAAGAAGCCCATAAAGAAATGGCAGAGTTCTTTGAGAAACATCCAAAGATACTTAAATTCAAAGAGAAGCAAGAGAAATTCCTGCGTAAGCATGGGTATTATACCCAGTTATTTGGTACTAAGAGAAGATTACCCCAGATATACTCAAACGACAAACAAGAAGTTGCTTATGCTATTCGTTTGGGACTTAATTTCCCATGTCAAGGTGCTGCAGCAAATATGACCAACTTCGGAGCTATCCTTGTTTATTGGTTAATGCGACAAGGTAAATTACCACGTATGCTTGAAGTAGCAACTGTTCATGATGCAGCCTATTTTTACTCAAAGCCTGAATATATTAATACTTGGACTGTTTTTAAAATATGGGATATATTGAGAAACCCTAGTACTAAGAAATATTTTGGTTTTCAAGTGGATGATGTAGATATGTCAATGGACTTCTCTATTGGTAGGTCAATGGCAGAAGAATTACCTTTTATTCCTGGGTATGATTATAGAAAGATGCTTCAACCAGATTTCTCAGTAGAGGAGTATATGGAAGAACATAAGAAGTATAAGAATGTAATCATTAAGGATTATCCTAAATTGTTTAGTAAAGAGATAAAGCAGTATGAGGAAGATTTTAAAGGGAAACTTAGATTGCATTGGTTGCCCTAATTACCATGTTACCAAGAATGGTAAGGTATATTCTAATTATAAGGGTAAAGGTTGGGTAAAATTATCCCTTAATCGAATTAAAAATAACGGATACGTTATAGTTTCTATTAGGGATACGAATGGATATAGGTATACTTATAACATTCATCAATTAGTAGCATTAGTATATGTACCAAACCCAAATAATCATAAGTATGTATGTCATAAGGATAATATAAGAACTCATAATCATTATAAGAACTTATATTGGGGTACTGCTAAGGAAAATACTCAACAATGTATTAGAGAGGGTAGGTTTAAATTTTCAGATACAAAGTTAAGTAGACCCGATATACTTCAATTACTTTATGAGTATGATACTGGTATGATAAAAGCAAAACTTGCTAGGAAGTATGAGATATCACCAATGTTAGTATATAAATATATTAAGAAAAGAAAACGTTATGAAAAAGATTTTGAACGGACCCACAATATGGAGAGCTAAGTGCCCATACTGTGATTGTGAATTTGAATATGATTATTCAGAAGTAGATTCACATACCTTTGCAGATTGTAAACTTGTAAAATGTCCTGGATGTAATAGGTATTTACATCATGAAGAAAATCCAAAATCACCAACAGAAGTGAAGAAAGAGGATACTATGTCCACATAAATAAAATAAATTTATGAAACCATGGCAACAAATGAGGAATATCAAAATGCGAGTAAATTAACTGCCCTTACATATATGATTGCAGGATGTTTGGGTTATTCTATTGAGAATCTGTTTAAATACCTGGATGCTACGAATTTAAAGGTAAGTGGACAAGAAAAGATGTTATTCAATAGAGTAAAGACCCAATTACATCAATTACAGACTAACCTTACTACATTAGAAGATATGGCTTTTAAAGTAATGACCACTGATGAGGATGGGAAACTTGCTTATGAAGATGCTACTCATATTTATTGGGCAGCTTTCTTAGTATTATTAGATAGAGGGGGAACTGATAACTTATGCGACTTACGATTAAGAGCTTTAGTAGATAAGATTAGTCCCTATAAATCTCTTCTTAGATTGCCTGGTATGAGTTTAGCTTATCAAATGGCTTTTGCTCAAGTATCTAATGCTATAAGTAAAGGCGAATTTAGTAAAGAAGACTTTAAAAACCTATTAGAAGTTTATGAAGACGGAGCTAAAGAAACTAAAGGTTAAATTTGAGGGTAGGTCCCTAGAAATAGATATTCAAAAAGAATTGTCTATCAATGAGAATATCATTAATTCTCAGCTACGAGAATCTCCTTCTAGTTATTATATTCTTTGTTCTCTTAGAGATAAGTATATAAAGGAAAGAGATTTACTAGCAAGGGAAAAGGATGAAGCCTATTCCAATGCTTGGGTATATTATAAGGATGCTAATGAAAGGTGGAATAACGAATATGTTTCTCATAAGGCAAATCTTAACAAGAAGTATTCTTCCATTTATGAAAGATACTTAAAAGCTGTAGAAAAAGCAAATAAGTTCATAGCTATATGTAAAGCTTATGAGAGTCGGGAGAATATATTAAGAACTATTAATGCGAATCTAAGAAAGGGTTAACCCATTGAACTATAAATAATTACTAACTTTTAAAAACAGTATTAGAATATGAATTATTCAATGACATTTATCTCACCTCTTGTGGCTGAGAAATTTAATCAAGAATTACCTGGATGCCCTACAGAAAACCGGGTACTTATTTTATCTCCAAAGGAGGTAAACCAAACTAAATCGGGTTTGATTATCCCTGAACAAGTAAAAGAGGGAGTTCCTCGTAAAGGAGTTGTAGTAAAGAGTGGGGAGATTACAGAAGAATATAAAACCTATCGGGAATTGGTGGGCATAGGTAGGATAGTTACCTATGGTTTGTATGCGGGTAAAGAACTTGAATTCGAAACAGATAAATTATCTCCTGCTCTTCAAAAGATCTTAGAGAAAAACGTTCTTACCGTATTGAGTATGAATGAGGTAGTCTATTCAGAACCGAACAATCAAAATTAATCATTATGATAAAAGATAAGAAGAAAAAGAAAGTTTCATCAGAGGGACTTTCTACAAAAGAAAAGATGCTAGCTAGAAAGAAACAGCTAGAATCTAAGGGAAATGGTAGTGGGTTAGTATATCCAAAAGAAGGAACCCTGAGAATGAGAATTAAATCTCCAGGTGATGACCAAGAATTGGGTATCGAAATTATTCAATTCTACCTGGGAGGCAATTTGGGAGGAGTTATATCTCCGGCTACTTTTGATGAACCTTGCCCATTTATGGAGAAGTATCAAGAATTGAAAAACTCTAAGGATGAAGACGACAAGGAACTTGCCAAGAATCTGGTACCAAGAAGAAGATATGTTATTGGTGGTATAATCTATTCAGATGAAAAGGGTAGTAAGGTAGATTATGAAGGCAAAGATAAGGGAGTTTTAGTTCCTCGCTCAGTATACCAGGATATCATTGACCTATACCTTGATGAAGATGAGGCAGGTGATATGACCGACCCAAAAACTGGTTATGATATTAAGATAATACGTTCAGGGTCTGGTAAACTAGACACCACTTATTCTGCTCGTGCTTGCAAACCAACTAAGTTGGACAAGAAATATCAAGGTACAATTGACCTTGAGGGTATAGTTCGTTCTCAAATCAAATCCTATGATGAGTTGGAAGATTTACTTTCACAGTATCTAAATGAAGACCACGGTGATGATGAGAACGATAATCCAAAGAAGAAAAAGAAAAAGGGAGTTCACAAAGACCATTACATGGAAGACGATGAACCCAAGAAAAAGGAAAGAAAATACAAATCGGATATTTAAGGGTTAGTAATAATATGGTTTCATTCGAAGGTGATAATTAGATTCGTTCGGTTATCACCTTCTTTAGTTTAAATACATTACATTATGGCAAAGAAATCGAAAGTGGGTTTAAAGGTACCAACAAAAAATGAGATATTAAAGAAATATGGGGGCATGATGAGATTGGCTTCAGAAACTGTAGAATCAAATCTATGGTTGCCATCAACCTTCTTTGCTCTCAATTATACCTTTGGTGGTGGTATACCATTCGGTAAAATTTTAGAAGTAGCTGGAGAAGAATCATCTGGTAAATCTCTTATTGCCTATAACTTTGCATATACTTGTCAACAACTCGGAGGACATGTCATATGGGTAGATGCCGAACAATCTTGGATGAACTCTTGGGCAGAAATTAATGGAGTAGACCCAGAAAGAGTTACAGTATTAAATGATACTCGTATAGAATATATTTCTGATGCTGTAGCAGACTTAGCAATCTATCTTCGTTCTCAATTAACTAATAATGAACCGATTCTCTTAGTGATAGATTCTATTGCTGCTATGGATTGTGCAGATAACATAGATTCTAAAATGGTAGAGGGTAAGGCTGAAATGGGAGGTAGAGCAAAAGCTCTTTACAAATACTTCCGTATCAGAAGTGAATTATTCTATAGATTAGGAGTTACACAGATTTACATTAACCAATTAAGAACTGCTTTAAATGTCGGATTCGGAAAAGATAACACAACTACTACAGGAGGTGCAGCACTTAAGTTCTACGCTTCAATCAGAGCTGCCTTTTACTCAGGCAGGTCTATCACTGTTAAACAGAAAGGTAAAGAACGGAAAGCTGGTAAATTGGTCACAATCCGACTTATTAAAAATAAGGTTGCTCCTCCAAGACCTACAATCAGTAAGTGCCCGGTTTACTTCAATCCTAAGTTCCATGAAGTAGGTTTTGATAGATGCTATGCTCTTGAGGATGTATTGGTAGAAAATGATATCATAGAAAAATCTTCAGGTGGAGTATATAAGTTCAAAGGAAAAACTCTTGCAAGAGGGGAAGAGAAATTCCAAAAGCTTTTGGAAGAGGATGATGAACTTCGTCGTAAATTATTAAAGAAGGCCGAGATAAATACTATCGGTACAACTAGAAAGAAGATAGTAGCATTGACTACTAATTTATATCCAGTAGATGGGGTAGAATATGAATCATTTAACGAATCGGAAGACGAAGAGGAGGTAGAAGATGAATAAAAAGGAGGTAGAGGGTATAGAGAAAGTAATTAAAGAATACCTTAAAAAGAATTTGAGAATTGAACCAAGAGTTAGATACTTAGATGCTTATAGTTCTGCTGAGAATTATCTTGATATCTATCTTGGTGACGAAAAGATTCAAGAAGTTTCACTTTATGAATTCGATTTTAGAGTATGAGTAAGAAAACAATATTATTGATTGATGGAGAAAATATCCTCCATCAATCCTTCCATAAGTTCGAAAAACTTAAATCTACCGATGGTAAACCAAGTGGAGCAATATTTGGATTTTTCAAATCCCTACACATGTATCTTACAAGGTTCGAACCGGATGAGGTTTATATTTCATTCGATAATGGTCATTCACCAGTAAGGACGAAGTTATTGCCCAATTACAAGGGGCATCGAAAAAATATATCAATAGATTATGAGTCATTGCAAAAGCAAAAGGCAATCATAATGAAAATGCTGGGTATGCTAAGAATTAATTATATCTTCGATAAAAAGAAATCTACAGTATATGAAGGAGATGACTTCTTAGCATATCTTGCAATTAAAAAATTCCAATCCGAGAAAATGATACTTATATCATCGGATAAAGACTTTAACCAGTTGCTATCAAATAACCTGAGGATATATAATCCCAGAAAAGATGAGATGATAAGGATGGATAATTGCAAAGAATTATTCGGATATCATTCTCATGAGACAGTAGAATATTTAGCAATGGTTGGAGATACTTCCGATGATATATCTGGGTTTCCTGGTATAGGTCCAGTAAAGGCAAGGAAAATACTCGATGAAGGTAGGATTGAGAAATTCATTGCTCAGAGTAAGAACAAAGAATATCTTCAAATATGGAAAAGGAATGAGCAATTGATTGACCTTTTCTGGTTTGTAAGACATAACCCTTTGAAGGAATTGCCCTTAAAAACAAAAAAGGAGTTTAAATATGAGAAATTCAAGAAAGTATGTATCGAATACTCTTTAGCATCTTTCTTGACAAATGAATTTATAAAACCATTTAAAGCATTACACCATGACTAAAAGAATAATGTTTGTAGGTCCCTCTGGGATAGGTAAAACCACTTTAGCACAATACGTGGCTAAATCACAAAACATACCTTTTGTATCAGGTAGTATGTCGGATTTATTACCGGCTATGAAAGATTTATCTCATAATGAGGTATTATCACTCGGTTCTCAGGCAATGCAAACGGCAGATTATCAACTCCTTAGTTTAAGAAACAGACTCTTTAGAGGTAAAGAGGAATTTGTTACAGATAGGAGTTATGCTGACCTGGCTGCATATTTTTGGTATAAACAATCTAGAACTATTCCGGAATGCGAATTAGAACACTTTATAGGTTGTTGTAAAGCATCAATGGAAGACCAATGTGATTTAGCAATCTTCCTTCCTCTAAACCTTTGTAATTATTCTGATTGGGCAATGGAAGATAATAAGAAGAGAATTACGAATAGATTCTTTCAGATTCAGATATCATCGTTGATGGGAGAACTTCTTGCAGATTGGGAAATACCCACTATTTGTATATCCGAGCTCGATTTAGGTATGAGAACGGAACAAATCAATTACCATTTAGATAGGATATGGGGAAAGAAGTAATAGCAATAGCCTTTTCAGATTTGCATATTAATCTCTGGGCTAAGTTCAATGAGAATAATCACAGGACCCTGAATAGTTTCAGGGTTTTGTCGATTATACAAAAACAATGTAGGAAGTATAATTGCCCAGCTTTATTCTGTGGGGACTTATTTCATAAGCCTGAGAATATGGACCAAGAACTTGATGAGATATGCTATAAAGAATTTAATAAGTACAATGATTATGACCCTCTATGGGTATACGCTATTTCAGGGAATCATGACATCAAGAAGGTAAGTAAAGCTGGTACACCTCCCTATAGCTGGCTTTATAGAGTAGAAAGGTATGGGATTTATATATTAGATTATGGGTCTGCTATCTTATCTTCTAATCATAAGGATATAAAAGTATATGGTGTACCTTATATTGATAATAATGTCGGTCTAAGTGAATATTTAAAGAATATTGAATTAGATAAGAGTCTTAAGAATATACTTTTACTACACACGGATTATCCAGGAGCAAAGGACACCGATGGTAGGGAAATAGATTCTGTAGAGAATCTTAATGTTAACCTTCTCAATAAGTTCGATTTAGTATTATGTGGACATATTCATAAACCTCAAAGACTTTCGAAAAAGGTTTATATGATTGGAGCCCCTAACCATCAAAGGAGAACCGATAGAGATTGTGAATTGGGGTATTGGAAAATCTATGAAGATTTGTCTCTGAAGTTTGTACCTTTGAAAAATTTCCCAAAGTTCATTGATGTAGAAAGGGAAGAGGATATTAAGGATGATGGCAATTATTATACGGTAATCCCTCAAAAAGCTAGTACTCCAGTTAATAACAAACATAAGATTACTAAGCAACTTTCTAAGAAGTCTCTAGCAAAGAGATACCTAAGAGAGAAAGGTATTAAAGATGAGGTTAAAACTAATCTATTAATTGAAACACTTAAAAAGGCTGAGTCATGTTAACGTTCTTAAACTTAGAGGCAGAAGGATTTTGTTCAATAGAATCCTTACATCTACAATTAAACCCAACTTGTACCATACTTATCAAGGCACCAAATGGGAAAGGGAAATCAACTATTCTCTCTGCCTTGGTATGGGCAATATATGGGAAAAACCTAAAGGGTGTTTCTGAGGTAAATACTTGGAAGCAAGTAAGGCCTAAAGATTACAAGGGTACTAAGGTACAAGTATATTTTCAGAAAGATTCTCATACATATAAGATAGTTAGATGTCAAAAGTATGATGAAGTACTTGAGGATGGTGCTAAAGGTAAAGACAGACTTATCTTCATGAAAGATGGGGATATAGTTGATATCAAAGGGAAGGGGAAGATACAAGATTTTATAAACCGAGAGATAGGTTTATCATATACTCTGTTTATGAACTCAATCATGTTTGGTCAGGGTATAAAAAGACTCATACAAGAATCTAATTCTGATAAGAAAAAGATATTCGAAGAAGTATTTGACTTAGAGTTCTTAAACCTTGCTAAAGGCATTGCATTACAAGATAAAAATAACTTGATATCTCAAATAAATGAGGTAGAGCATGAGTCTCAAATGCTTAAGAAAGAATTAGAGGCTAACAAGGAAGCTTACTTCGATATGAGAGATAGAGAAAAATCCTTCAAGCAAAAAATTAAAGAAGAAAGAAGAGAGTTAAAGCAAGATAGGGAAAAGCTAACTAAGCTACTAATTGAAAAACAAAAACAAATCAAGGATGAAGTAGATGCTTCGCTTCAGATAAAGATTAAAAAACAAAATGAACTAATCCTTGATTTGAGGAGTAAGATAAAAGATGCAAAGAATTTATCGAATGTACCCCTTAAGAAAGTAATCAAAGAATTGGTAATACAGTTAGAAGCCGGTCACTACAAACGTGCGTTACGTGATGCTAAATCAATATATAAAGCGTTTTCTGACCTTGACAAATATGATAAAGAGTATCAAGAGGCTTTAGAGAGGTTGGAAGAACTTAGTAGTGTAAATGATAGGTATAAGAAATTAAAATCAGACTGTGATAATATTGCTTCTGATATTGCTTCTATTGACGAAGACCTGGCTAAGCTCAAGCAAGAAAAGCTTAAGGTCATGTCTCCAAAGTATAAACAAAAACTTAAGGAGATTAGGAAGAATTTACGGAAGGTTGATGAAGACTTTCACAATAAAGAGTTAGAGTTAGAGAATTATAACTGGTTAATTAATGACCCATTGGGTAATAATGGGATTAAGGCTTACCTATTTGATTCATCACTTGAGTTCTTAAATAAATGCCTCGATAAGTATTCAGAGGTATTAGGATTTAGGATCGAATTTAATATTGATTTGGGTACTGCTAGAAAAGAATTTGTTACTCTTATTGAAAGAGATGGGATGATTATAGATTACGATGAACTATCGGGTGGCGAGAAACAATTGGTCTGTGTAGCAATGGCTTTTGCAATGAATGAGGCTTTAACTGCCTCTAAGGGTATTAACTTAGCATTCCTTGATGAGGTATTTGAATCACTAAGTTCAGATAACATAGAAATAGTTACTTCCTTAATACGTTACATATTCAAAGAGAAAACTTTATTCTTGATAACCCACTTAGATTCTCTTCCTCTAGGTAATACTAAAATTTTGCAAGTGGAAAAGACCCAAGGCCTGAGTAGGTACCAATTACTATAATGGTATATAAAAATACAATACACCATTATATTATGAACTCTAAGAATAAAGGAAATCGATTCGAAAGAAAGATAGGTGCTTGGTTTACAAAATGGACCGGATACAAATTTGAAAGGAATAGAGCGGGGAGTGGAGCTTGGCATTCAAACAAGGACTCCACTTCCGATTTAACCTGTACTGATGAAAGGCATGCTCATAGATGTAAGATATCCATCGAATGCAAGAATTATAAAGAGATTAAGTTTGAACATCTACTCTTAGGTAATAAGGGATGCGATATACTGAAATTCTGGGAACAAGCTTCTAAGGATGCAAAAAGAGCAAATAAAGTTCCCATACTCTGTATGAGATATAATTCAATACCCTCAGAAGAATTTTTCTTTGTAGTTGGAAAGGATTTATCTTCCGTATTCTATAAACCACTATTCGATAAAGCCAATATTATGGTAATCGATGTACCAAAGATAGGTGAGATTCTTTATGTATTCATGGCTAGTGATATACTGAAGAATGTAAACTATAAGTTAGTACATAAGCAAGCTAAGTTAATTCTTAAAAACCAGTAACCCATGAAGAAGCATACCCCATACTCATATTGTATATTTTACCTTGAAAGGAAGTACTGTGATAAAATCAATAAAGAACTCAAAGAAAAGGGGTATGACCAAATCAAGGCAATTATTCCTATGGTAAACGTATTAAGAAAAACCACAAAGGGTAAGATGGTATTCGAAGAAGTACCAGTATTATTCAATTATGGTTTTATGAGAATGCCTACTAAATTAGCATTCTCAAGGCCATTTCTTAATAAGTTACGTAGGAATATATCTGGTATCAGAACTTGGTTACGTAATACCGAGACAATGCACCCAAGAAAGAAAAAGGTAAGGATTGACAATGCCGAAGAATTTGATGATTTTTCTTTAGTGGCTACTTGTAGTAGAAAAGAAGTAAGGCGATTTAAACGTATTGCTAGAGAGAATAAGAAGTTTTCAGTGGATGATTTAGTCAATGTAAAGCCTGGAGATTACTTAGTATTACGAGGTTATCCTTATGAGGGAGTAGATGCTACAGTATTAGAGGTTGACCATCTTTGTAAAAGGGTAAAAGTTCTTATATACCCCGAAATGGGGAGAATGGAAGTATGGTTACCCTTTGACAACGTCATTTATAGTGTATATTTAAACCATGACCCAGATAAACTTTATGCTAATTCTGGGGAATATGATCCTAATCAGATAACCAATGAAGCAATTGATAGTATAATGAGATATAGGAGAATTTAATGTTATGAACGAAGCTCAACAAAAAGCCTGGAGTTGTTTAATTGATAAAGAACAACAATCATTATTCCTTCAACTATCAGAAAGTAAATCTTCATGGGAAGCTGGTGAAATTTTAAAGTTATCTCATTACAAGTATCTTGAAATCCGGGAACGGTCAGAGAAATTCTTTAGGCTATTCTCGGATTTTTTTGAGAAACACACTTCTATTTTTCGACCAGATTGCCCCTGTGAGAGGAATTTCCAAGATTATATGGAGGGATGTTTAGAGAAACGATTAAAAAGAAAAGAAGCAAGCTTATTCACAGGAGACTCGGCTCAATTACTCCCAAAGGTAAACTCTAAAAATATAGAGAGAAACATGAAGAGGTTAAAGGAGTCTGATGATGAATGGGACATAGATACTCTAAGATTAATTCTTGAATTTGATAGGTGGAATAACTTTAGAATACTTCCAAGGATGCTACAACAGCCATCTGCATTTAAAAGGCGGTCGAATAAGAAGGATAAGATATATATCAAGTATCTTCTTAATAGAGTACCGGATTGGATGCACACTAAACTCAAGGAAAGGTTTAGGTATAAAGTAAAACCAGGAAAGAAAAAGTATTGGGTAGCTTTAATATCTGAGGACCTATATACCGATGGTTATCTATTGTTACCAGTAAGACCTTTGGATGAAGTAGTAGATGAATTTAGTAGATTTTACATGTATGTATTTAAAACTAAAGATGATGCTGATACCTTTGGTTTTATGGTATCTAAGTTCATGATTAAAACCGAATCTGTTAAGCTTGGACAAAAATTCTGGCCAGAGTACCGTTGCTGTGTGGAAAGAGCAGTAAACTATAATCAAGTGAACAACATAGAATTCAATATTAAGAAATTGGATATGGCTTATAACACACATATCAAGAGAAAGCCTAAAAAACCTAAATCCACTGCTGCGAACCGAGCAAAAACCTCGGATTTTTATAAAAATAAATAGAGAAATAAGATAAGATTAAATTATTTATTCTTATATTTGCAAAGAAAATAAATGAATACTTTAAAATATTAATGATATGGCAAAAAAGAGTAGAAAAGACATGAAAGCTCCATCCAAGGAGAAATCAAATTTCCTTGGTGCTTCTGGGAGAAACATGACTTATAAGGATTTAAAGAGAAAGGCAATAATATTAGGGATGCCTTTCCCTGATGCTTGTTCTGCTGGGGTATTTGACTTATTACATTATATCAATGTATCAGAAGAAAAGCCCGATAAATCGTTAATTGATAAATATGACGATTGGATGGATAAGCAATTAGAAAATATTGGGTATTCGAAAGATGACCCATTAAGAAATTCTCGATTAAGGCTTGGGTTTCTCGGAGAAGAAGGGGAAAATGGGCAAAGAAGAACCAAACGAGTTCCTGGGATAAAGAAACCTCGAGAAAAGAAACCACCAAGAGAGAGGGATGAATTTAATCTTATCAAGGGTACAAAGAAATCTTATGTATTTGAATTAACTGCAAAAGGTTTTGAACTTGATAGAGTTATTCGGAGAATGAAAAAGAAATTCCCCGAAGCAAATGAGAAATCTATCAATCTTTGGTATAGAATGGCAAAGAGGAATATAAATGGTAAAACTAAAGGAAAGTAACAACGGACCCATACGACCAGATAGATATTATATATGGACTTGGAGACCAGATACCACCAATAAGATTGTTACTGAAAAAAAATTATATAGGAAACATCTAACCGGTATACCATACTTTACTAGACACCAAGTAAAGGTTACCTTAGTTTATCTTTATGGTGTAGATGTTCTTCAGTATATCCATATAATATCTGGGAGGAAACTTATAAAACAAGGCATTAGAGAATTATCCGATATGAATGGTAAACTTCTTAAAAAGGGTAGTACTAAATTCTGGTTTAAGGGTAAATTCGTAAAAGCAAGGAAGTTCATAATGCCCGATGAATATCACATGGATAAACACCGACGAAGAAGATTTATGGTACAAATGCACCGAGTCTTTAAGTCTAAAGGAAAAAAGGAATTCAATGAAAGGTACTCAATCAAACTCTATGGACAACGGCAAGGCATATCTCCCAAGTATACAAGGCAAAAGAGATTACAAATCAATCTTGCTATCCTACAGGATTTACAACAGGCTGAGTCAAGAGGAGAAAAATAAATTCAATCTGTTATTCCTGCAGTATCCCCCATTGGTAGGTTCATTGGCTTTATATTTAAGAAAGAAGATGAACATCCCAATACAAAAGGTACTATTTATCAAAGCACAAAGGGATATGCTTGAAATATTCGATGAGGCATCACTTAAATTTTTAGGGTATTTGCCTAAAGAAAGGTTTATTAAGAAGTCTTTATTATTTCAAGGGTTTGTTCCATTAGAGAGTATTAAACTTAGAAGGTCTTATGCTTATATAATGACCAACAGGTTGATAGAAAATAAGATATGGGTATACCCAATTCGATTATCCGATAACTATAAAACAATGAAAAAGGGAAAATATCTATCCTATACCGAAGTATTTGGGAAGGTGGGTATTCCTGGGATAACTAAAATTAAATATAGCAATGAATAATAACGAAGGTTTTAAAATCACAGCACATCAACCAGCAAACCCATTTGCAGGTAAGAAGTTTAAGATAGTCACTTATCAAGGTGACAAGGAACTTGCCTCTCAGGCAATAACCATTGAATCTCAATTAGAATTAAAGACAACTCTAGATGAGATAAAACAATTCAATATTGCTCAGGAGGAATTAGTAAAATCTGGGTATACTCAGAAATCCATACTGGTAAAGAAACTTATAACAGAGTGATATAAATAAATTATTAACCAACTTAAACATTACGAAAATGGCTAAGAAGAAAAAAGAAGTGGAACTGAAAGAAGTTTCCAGAACAGAAATCAATGGTGCAATTATCATTAAGTATGAAGATGGCTCAGTAAAAATCATCCCGGCTCCCATTACCCTGACCGCTGAAGAAGCTGAAGACCTCTTTGGTTCTGAATCCGATGACGAGGAAGAAGAAGAAGAGGAAGAATCAGACGATGATGATGATTCCGAAGAGGAAGAAGAAGAGGAATCGGATGATGACGATGAGGAAGATGATGATGATGATGATGATTCCGAGGAAGAAGAAGAAGAGGAAGAATTGACCGGTGAAGAACTTGCCGAAATGGACTTCGAAGAACTTGAGGATGTCTGCGACGACAAAGACCTTGAAACTGACCCAGACGATTATGATGAAGACGACGTCGAAAAACTCCGTAAAGCAATTGCCAAAGAACTCGGTATCAAATTGCCGGCAAAGAAAGAAACCAAAGGTAAAGGCAAGAAAGGGAAAAAGTAATCTGGTAACTGTATTCAAGATTTAAAAGAAGGTAGGGAAATTTCCCTACCTTTACTATCAACTATTAATAAACGTAGAAGTTTATTTATAATAACCATTAACTTATAAAACATTAAAAATTATGGCAACAAAGAAATCAGACTCCAAGAAGAAAGGTGATAAGGAAAAAGACCCCGAAAAAGAAGCTAAACGTAAAGCTCGTCAAGAGGCACTCAAGAATCGGCCGGCTGAACAACGCCCTAACAGCAAGCAAATCGACGTTATTGCCATTAACGACAAATCCAAGGTAATGAACTTTGGTTATGCCGTTAAGAACAAGGAAGGCTATCAGGGTGTAGTGGTTACTTCTGTATTGGTTACGGATGGCAAACCGGTATCAACTTCAGTTTCATTCGTTCCGGGAACTCTTACCGTTAAGTCTAAGAAAGGACATGGCGTTATTTGTTCTCCGAAAAACAAAAAGGCTAAGGAAGAAGAAGAGGAAGAATCAGAAGATTAAACTCCTCTAACTTACTAACTACTATCCCATATGTCTGCTATATAAATTTAGAGTTTAAGTTCATATGAATAACATCTACACTTAGGACGTTGTTCAGCCAAAAGCTCATTGCCTGCGAAGGTAGTGGGCTTTAATTTTTTATACCCATGGAAGAAGAGAAATTAGCAATTCGAAAGAATATTCGAATACTTGCATTGGATAATCTAATAAATACTTATACTGATGTATTAGAAGATAAAGAATTAAACCTGGGACCAGATGAAAGGGAACTTGCCATCAATATAATAAATGAGGCAAGAGAAATGCTATCAGAAGAAACTCAGGAAGTATCTAACCAAGTAATGCAAAGACCCAAATGGAAAAAGACTTAAGATTATTAGTGGGAAACATTAATCAAACTCTCAGAGAATTAGATTATGTTTCGTACCTTAAAAAGGTAGCTCTTAGTAAGGGTAAGAAAGGCGAATACCAATCCCATAGGTTGAAGAGTAATTATCTGAAAAGAAAACTCATATCTCTTAAAGGAGCCCTGAATAAAAAACTTCATGGGACTTATATTGTTGCCCAATTTAATTTTATAAGGGGGGAACAGAAAGAAACTTTTGAACAAACTTTTACGGACTTATCTCAGAAAGAGGTAGAAGATATACTTCAACTCGAGGCAGTTTTAAAACAATGCAGTTTAGAAATCCTAGAAATTAAAGAAATCCCAACCCAAATTAGGAAGGTATAACTATGGTATTATGTAAATAGGAAATTCAATTATTCACCTAATATAAATGAAAATGGCTAAGAAAGACGAAAAGAAGAGTAAATCGGAATCCAAGACTCCGGAACTCACAAAGGCTAAGAAAGCTTTGGATGCTTACCTTAAAGAGAACAAGTTGGACCCTACTAAGGATTGGACCAAGGACAAGAAACATGGTAAAAAGGTTACCGAACTTGTAAACAAGCTCAATAAGGAAAGAGACAAAGTTGCTGCTGCCTATCCTGAAGCTGACCAAGAGAACAACAAGAAATTGGTAAAACTCAAGGAAAAAGAGAAGAAGGAAAAAGATGAGAAGAAGGCTGCCAAAGAGAAAAAGGAAAAGAAAGGAAATGGTGGTAGAACAGCTACCAAATACGATTATCCTCTCATCGATGGCAGAGAAATGACTTCGGCTGAGAAGAAAAAATACCGTATGGAGCAAAGAAAACTTGCTTCAGGTAAGGCTCCTAAGGAGGAAAAGGAAACTAAGAAAAAGAAGGAAGAAAAGGTAAAAGAGAAACCGGCTTCCGATAAGAAAGATAAGAAGGCCAAAGACAAGAAGAAAAAAAAGGCCGCTAAAGAAGAAGATTAATAAGAGCACTTTTTACTTTTACTTATCATATTTTTGAGTATTCGTTAATAATGGTAGAAGGCCTGGCAATATAAAAATTGTTCAGGCCTTTTATTTTCTAATTAAGTCGAAAATGGAACAAGAAGTATATAAACCAAAACTTAGAATCACTACACTATCAGAGAATGGTACTCCCTTATCCGATAGGTTGGTAGATGCTTATACCGAGATGAATTCAGGTCCAAAAGTACAGCATAACGGTCCCATAAGAGTAGAAGTAACTCTTACTAATAAACAAGATATTGATAACTTCAAAGAATACTTAGATAGGTTATCTGGTACATTGCCTGCTAAGGCACCTAATGTGGGCAGAGGAAGACCTGCAGGGTCTACAACTAAGGAATTGGAATCACCAAGGGAGGATATTCTTGCAGATGTAGAAAAAATGATTGGAGAGGGTAAAAGCCAACAAGATATCATTAAATATCTTAGGGGATTGGGATTTGTATTTATCCTTACTGAAGATTTTCTATTTCACTTTCCTGGATTTGAGTTTAATAAAAAAGATGTGGGAGAAGCAACAGACAATAAGCAATATCCAAATTCATTCTCTTGGATGGCAAGATGTATCAAACGAGCTAAGGACCCAAAAGCAGATAAATTTGACCCAATGGTAATCTTTGGTTTTAGCATTCTTGGGGGACCCTCGAAAAAGATTATCCCATATCTCTATAAGGAAAGGAAGAAACCATTAAGGGCCCAAGTTGGTAAAAACGTAATCTCCTTCTCTCAGGCAGAATTCACTAAACTTCCCAAGTATATGTTAGAATCCGAAAGGATTAAGTTCTCTACTGAACAGAGACAATTGCTTCTAAGTCCCGAAAAGAAGCCTTCTAAATTCTTCCTAAGATGGGTAAACGATGCTATATTCCCAGACTCCATAAAGGAAAAGATGGAAGAAATCAAGAACCGCTAACACTTACCTCCGTATTTATTAAAAGAGTATTTTATATAAAATAATTTTAGTATATTTGCATAAAGAAAATTTAATTATGGACAAGGAAACAAAAGACATCGTAAAGCTCATTGCTGGTATTCAGGTTGAATCACTCAACTCAATCAAAGAGGACGTTAAAAATGGAAATGATATTGCCCAAGACTTAATCAAAAAACTCCTTCAGATTGAGGATGACGAAATAATTCGAGCACTAGATGAGCACATTGAATTATACGTAGAAATTGAGAATACACCACAACTGATAAATATGCTAAGCGAATACCAAATGCTGGTATGCTCACATATATTATTCAGAATGGAAGATGAATGGGTACATACCAATTCTCAGGGAGTACTTGGTACTTGGGCAATCTTCCAGAGAGCAAATCTCAAATTCCACCCTGAATTAACCCTTTTAAAATTTTAATATAGACATGGAAAAGAACGAATACTTAGAATCAGTAGAAATGAACATTGGAGTTGAAATGATTCCTTGCGAATCCTCTAACATCGAAGGCTTTGGCTATGACTCAAAGAAAAAACAACTTTGGGTTGCTTTTAAGGGAAATAGGGTATATCGATATGATAAGGTACCTTACGAGGTTTGCAATGAATTACACCAAGCAGAATCAAAAGGTAAATACTTGGCAAAGAATATCAAAGATAAGTTTAAAACTACTGGGTATGAACTCCGGAACTAAAATAACTAAGGGTTTATTAATTGCCATAGGAGCAATGCTACTTTACTTAGGGAGTAAGAATAATGCCCCCATAGAGGAAGTGAGCATTGCTCCTTCTCGTTTAGAAAGTCCCTTGACCAGGTTACATTATCTTTCAGATAGCCTGGGAATTAAATCAAGGGAAGAGAAAAAGAAGCAATGGTATAAATATAGGGTAGAAATAGAAACGATTCCAGAAAATCAAATCTATAAGATTGAGAAATCTGGATACCAGCAATATGAAGTTTCTAGATTGGGTGAAACTTATTCTTATGTAACCTACGAATTTATCTCAGACAAGGTAATGACTACTCAAGAAGCTTATGACTTCGTAAAGAAATATCCTGAAAGATGTACAAGGGTACCCAATACATCACAAGATAACATTTACGATAAATATAATGAGGATTACGAAGATTACTTAAATGACCCAGAGGACGAAATTAACTATCCTCCAGAAATCTTCGACTTCCTAGCCGATTAACCTGGGCAAATAGAAAAATAATATAGAAATATTTTTGTATTAAATATATTATTCTTATATTTGCATAGAGAAATGAAATAAACTTTATTTTATTAACAATTTTAATATAGACGTTATGAAAAAGAATGAAACCAAGGTTACTAACCTCGTTGCAACTAAGGTTGCCGAACAACTTGAAGGAATTAAAAATTCTAAGACTGCTAAGGCTTCTGCTCCTAAGGCCAAAAAGACTAAAAAGGAATTGGTAAAAGATGCTCAAGAAGCTGCTACCAATTTTGCCAATGCCAAATTGGTAGAACTCTCTCCCAAAACCCAAACTTCCAAAAAGGAACAGATTGTCAAGGAAGTTAAGGAACAACAAAAACCATCCATCATCGAACAGGTAATTTCTAATCGGGAAGTTAAATACGTATACCCTGCCGATGTAGTTGATACACTTGCTCGTAAGAAATGGAGACAACAAACTCGAAACGAACTCCATAGATTGGAACTTGCAATGGCTCGTATCAAGGACCAGAACTCCAAGGAATTCAAGGCTGCTGCTAAAGCATACGAGGACTTTAGAAAGAAGGTCCTCAAACCAGAACAAGTTGCATAAACCTTTATTAACCAGGTGCCCAGGTAATTATCCCGGGCATCTCAATTCATACAAAATGGATTACACTATCTTCTCTGATAAAGAGATGCTTAAGCAGGACAAAGAATTGGTAGAATTACATAAACGATGTTGTAAGTCCTATCTAATCCAACATTCACTTAAGCACTCTAAAATTAAGAAGTTCTTTATCGTTTACGATTGGTATATAAATACTAATAACGTAAGGAATTTCTTTTTCAGGCCCATACACATCTTTATTCAAGCATTGCTTTTAGGGCAGCTTGATGATATATCTGATTACATAGACAATAACAAAAATGGAAAACGAAAAAAGAAACGAACCAGAAAAGTATAACGTACTTTACTGCAAAGGCAAATATCAGTACAAATCTAAATATCCCCAAATAGAAACTAAACATAAGGTTATCTATGCAGGGCCAGTAGAACCAATGGCACCCATCTGGGATAATGTATCAGATATATTAAGGAAATCTGATAGAATTTGTACTGAATCTCGAAGAGAATTAAAGAAGTTAGAGGAACGTTCACAGAATAACCTTTACTTCAAGAAAAATGGTATTACTCATATAATCGTATACAAATGTTTAGAGAAATAGTTAAAGACCTATATATAGGCAAATCTAAGTTAACCATAGAATGTAACCAAAAGGAAATACCCCAAACTACTCTGGTTCAGGATGTATTACAGAATACTGGGTTTACTGGTAATATGCCCGACTATGGTACCTATGGTAATTTCAAGGATGGGAAATTTGAGATTACTCCAATGATGCCTAAGCATTGCTTATTTATTACTGGAGTACCCAAAGGGGCAATCCTTGATAATTTCCGAGTTAGAAGAACATATTGGTCCTCTTATTATGAGGATGATGTAAGAGGGTACTTATTTCAGATTACAGATGAAAGTATACCTCGTTTAATAATCACAAACTAAATCTATATGGAAGCAATCGATTACGTAAAATTATTTAAGCTCGACCAAGAGAATTATGATTTTAAAAGGGAAGAGTTTATATCCGAATTAGGTAAAGAATTTCTAGATTATTGCCAAACCACTACAATTGGGATAGATAAAAAGACTGGCAATATATACTACTACCGATTTAGGGAAATAGTTAAGAATTTCGAAACTAAATTCTGGGCAATCTCAGAACTTAAAATAGGGGAACCATTAACTCAGAAATTATGGAATGCCTTTTTCGCTACTCAGGTAGTTCCTTTAAGGCAAAGGTTATTCCCAAAGGTTCAGAAATTAATCGAAGAGCAAAAGTGGATAACCAATAACCGTAGTAAACAAGACAAAAAACCTACGAACCATAAAAAGGCAAACTATGGCAAGGGAAATCACAGACCTGCATGGGAATAAATTTAAGGTAGGAGATTATAAACTTTGCCTTAATATTCCCATCACTGGGAAAGGTAATTTAGTATTCACCAGGGACCTAATCTCTGGTGAACCTTTTAATTTATCAGTAAGTAAGAAAAAATATAAGGGATATTTCTATAACCTATCTTTGAATCTGTATGTAAGGTTCGATTTAGAGTATATGGGTTATGATGAAAGTTCCGATATCAGAAAATCTCATTTGTATGTCAGAAAAGGAAAATAAAATGGTAAGATTCCCAAGACCTATGGGGACTACTGCAATGGCATTAGAATATCAGAAGAACCCAAATGATGAACTTCTGATAAAGATACATAATTATATCATCAATCAATGGCTAATGGGAAATGGTGTATTATGTGGTATCACATACGACATAAATACATTCTCATATCGTATGGGTATAGATATCAATTACATACGTGTATTTATGAGAGATAGGCTATTAAGCTCTAGAATATGGGATAAAGAAAAGGCAGAAGATTTACTACAAGCATTAATGGGAGAACAACTAGCATGGGCTTTGGAAGACCGTATGGAAATAGCCCATCAGGTTAATATCCTAAGAGAATCTCAGGGAGGGAAATACGTACCGTTTATATCTGCCGAGCTGGGAAAGGCCCTTAAATTAAAGCTTGAATCCTCTACATCATTGCAGTCTATCGTACGTAATCTTACAGGAGGCAGTACTACAAATATATTTGCTCAATTCAATCAACAGAACAACGTAACACAGCAAAATGCAATTACTGTTGAAGAGGCCCGTCAAATCGTATTGGAATCACAAAGGGTATTGGATAAACCAGAAGAGGCTAAACTATTGGAAGACAGGTATGACATTAAGTCATTACCCGAAGTAGTTGCTACTAAACAAGAAGGAGTAGATACAAGTAAAGAGGGTCTTAACCTTAATAAAGCAGAGTTAATGCAAATTACTGATGATTATAAGGGAGCTATGTCTTCATTCTCTAAAGAACATCATGAACTACGTAGAGAAATAGAAATGCGTATAGACCCAGATGAAGAAGACCCAGAGTTATACCAATATGAAGACTTTGAGGAAGAAGAGAAAGAGGACGGCTCATTTGCATCTCAATTCCTCCGAAATAGTAAGCTCCCATAGTTATATCCGGATATTGCATATTTAAAAAGAAAGAATTATATTTGCATATCAATTTTAAAATAGACAAAAATATGGAACTACCAAAGACATCTTACAAAGAGACTCAGGTTAACAAGGTTAATCAGGGTACATACTTTAAATTAAAACCAACTGATACTGCTCCAGTATGGGTAAGAGACCATTATGATAAATCATCTAAGACTTATGCTTGCCATAAGTATGATGACTCAAATCACGAAAAATTTCTCAAGGGAAAAAGGAAAATATACATTGACTTTACATTTTAATCACATGAACTTATTTAGACGAAAGAGATGCTGTAGTGAACTCATTGCTATTAAAAAGGGCAACTTAGTATTCAAATTGAGTAATACTCATATCAATGCTGCTTATAATACTTTACAAGCAATAATGAGGAAATCTGGTATATTCGATGAGAATCTATATTTTGACTTGTACCGAGAATATAGAAGACATTATGCTATATACGACATAGTACCATCATTGCTAAGGTATAAGCTACCATTGATATTTTCAGGTAGATATCCTAAAAATCTATTCGATAATCAGTTTACCTTTGAGGAATTGATACCGAATGCTTTGGTATATCATAACTTACCAGAAAATTTCAGATTACCCGAAAGCTTAGAGAAAATCCTTTTAGAAGTCAAGAAAAGGGTATCTGCTTATATAGACCAAGATGGCATATCAGACCAGGGTTATAGGGATTTGGTTCGAACAAATTTCGTAAAACAATGGGATGTATTTAGAAAAGACCCATCTCTTATAGATTGCTATATGGATGCTCAATTGGGCATGCTATATATGTGGGCTAGAGTAGAAAATAAAACAATAGTAAAGAACATAATCGAAAGAACTCAAGATGAACTAGCTCAAGAGTTCTTATCTAAAAATGACGAATATGGAAAATAAAGAAAAGTTTGCCTTCAGAAATGTAAACATGTCTCAAGGTGTAGAGGTAGAATTTATTAAATTGCTTACCTCATTAGAGACTAAAAGTGATGAAGATATTATTAAAGCTTTTAAAGCTCAATTATCTTCTGGAGTATTAACTTGCCATGCAGAAATGTTATCTAGAACACCAAATCAGATAATATTTCAAACATCTCAATTCAGTAAACCCTATAACTTTTACAAAAACTGGGAACTATGGGTATTCTCTAATATCCTGGGTGTATGGACTCTAAATAGGTTTAGGATATGATTACAATGAAAAACCTCCAAGTAGAGGATATAAAAGACGAATGGTTATATAATGCCTTAACACAAGGTATTAAAGAATGTATAACTGCTCCAGTCCTAACTTTGGACCCAACAAAACCAGAACCCATTAAGAGGGCAGAAATGATACTGGACAATTTCTCTCAGGAAGATTCTCCAGTAGTAGCTACGGTAATTGCTCCAGGCAATTTCATACAAATGATATTACCGAAACATGAGATACTTCTCTCGGTAATGTTCATATATAAGGAAAGAAATACCTATGTACAACTTATAATACAAAAACTGGCTTATGAACGAGAAAATACTACCACCAAGACTAATGGTTCTGCTAGTGGTACTGAAGGGTGAAAAGGTATATAAGGTACCTATTAGGTCCGAAATAAAATTAGACCACCTAAAGGATTTCAATACATTGAGGAGAATCCTTACACCTTTAGTACAACTATACCATGGGGTAGGTTTTGATACTAGACTTACTTACGATGAATTCAGTATCTTCATTAATGACCTACAACATTTGGGATATGAACGGTTAAATGAATATTCCTCGGGTATACAAGAATTAGTAGAAGCAAAACCCATTACTGAGAATAACCAAGATGTTGAGAAAATACGAAAAGGGTTACTTATCTCTCTTAAATCTCAGGAGTTATCAGAGGTATTAGCTACTAAACTAAAGCAAGCCATACATGAAGTATTTGAAAACGAAAAGAAGAAAGGTGGACTAATGAACAAGGAACCCTCTTTAGAACCTATGGAGAGTTCAATTATAAGAGAGGCTCTATATTTGCTAACTCCTCAATTACCTTAATAATTGAAAGGCAGTCTAATTCACTGCCTTTCTTAGCGTATACACATCCTCAGCCTCCTTAAAAATAAAATAGATATATTTTTCTATAAAAATAAAAATGCTTATATTTGCATATCAATTTTAAAATAGACAAAAATATGAAAACGAACTCAGTAACTTACAATCAGGCAGACGAACTAACTAAGGTAGTTCGCAATTTCTTAGAAAAGAAATCTACATTTGAACTTGACTCTGATGAACAGGGTAATCTTCTTAATCTTCTAATGGGACTCTTAATCAAACTAGAGGATGATTACAAACTCAATTGCTTGGATATAAACCAGGTACAAATCTATGATACTACCTATTATTCTTTCATTTTCGAATCCGTGATAACTGCCGATACTAATCCCTATAAGGGACAATTAGCATCTGCTGCAGTTCAATTCATGAACGAATTCACAGATAACGATGGGAGGTTCATATCATTCAATCAACTCGATAGAAACAACTGGATTTTCCAACTTAATTTCTCAATCGCATGACAAAGTATAACGTTAGTCCATTAGTTGCTCGGGAGATAGAATTCTCCACGGGCACTATCTTTGGTGGTAGTTGGTGCCGATACTTTATTTCAATCACCCTACATCAATGCTATATAGAAGCAACATGGAAAACCCGTCCTAAAAATGATTTAGACGGGAACAAAGAAATCTTTAACTCTTTACAGGAGTATCTAGATTGGTTTGCTAATCTTAAGAAAACTTACGGAAGGAGAATATCCCGTAAACAAATGGTATATGCTGCATACGATGAAACAACACGTACCTTCAGTTACAAACCCTACGAGAATTGGGCTACAAGACGTTCTAAAGAGAAATTAAATAAGCCCAAGGAACCAATGCTGGCCGATGAATTATACTAATCCCTAACCAGTTAATATATCCTCAGGGAGTTCAGAAACACCAACATCTGGGCTCCCTTAATTATTGCATATTTAAAATATTATTTCTATATTTGCATAAGAGAAAAATAAATATAATTATTAACCGACCTCGAACAGGGTCACAAAACTTATTTCTTATGACAACTATTAACGAAATCTCAAATCACATTATGGGTTACTTCAATGGAACTCTTGATGCTTTTGGTTACACTGCTCAATCAGTTAACGAAATCTCAAATCCGGATGAATCCTATATGGGAACTCTCAACCTCCAATTCCGGGATTATCCTATAGACGATGACGAAAAGGCAGAAACCTACTGCAGAGAATCCGATGCTTTTGAACAATACGTGATAGAATTCATTAATTCTCATTGGGATGAACATCACCCATTAAAAGAACTTAATCCTAATTCTCATTACATGTCAAACTCCTATGGAGATACTATCCAGGTACATTTCAATGATGAATCCCTTTTCATTATCATTACCATGACAGGGCAATATTAACAAAATCTTCTGGGAGGCACTCAAAACACCTCCCAGAACCTCTATATTTATAAAAATAAAAGTAGTTATAAAAACAAGTTTAGAAATAATTTTGTATATTTGCAATGAGAAATATTTCTCAAATAATTTTAATATAGATACGTTATGAAAGAATTAAAAAATTTAGAGGCCATCCGGGAACTGCTTGCTTCCCACCCCATTTATACTTATGATTACTCCGATGGTCTTCTCATTAACAAGGAAGCTACCAATATCCAAGTTTACTTAATCGACTTAGAGGATGAACCTTTTGCTGCTTATATCTCGGGATATATCATCACATATGCTTCAGAGGAAGTTCTCTTCGAAAATCTCAGAGAAAACATTATTTCTCACATGGACTTAACAAAGGGTGCCGACGACCAATATTACGATTATTCACCCTCACAGGTAGAGGCTATCTTATTCGGAATTCTTCAATTAACCCCAGAACATCAGGATTATATCATAACCGGACTCAAAAAACATCTCCGGGAATTTATCCAAGATGATGAACAAGATGAGGACATGATATCCCAATATACCAGCATTTATAATGCTATCGAAAAATGGGAATCAGACCACAGGGAAACAGAAATCTTCCAACAACTTGCAGTATCAGAATTATTTAACCAACTAAATAAATAATCACTATGGTAAACTTATATAAATTACTCAACGTACTGGAACAGGGCATGTCTCTGTTCCAACTTAACAAATGGAAAACCGAAGGCATCTGGTATCCAATCACCCAATACAAAAAGGAATCAGACGAAATCCAGGTAGTAACTAACCTATTTATTGCTGACCAGGAACAGTACCATATCCAACTATCTGGGAATTATCCAGAAGAATCTGAAGACTGGAACAAGTTTCTAGAGGAAAACCAATGGAAAATCTATCCCTTACTTGCAAATATAATGCAAGTCTTCTTGCCCACAGGGAACTACCAATTATTCTATACTCAATATCCACAGGGATTCATATCCATAATCGCTAAGCCCCATGATAAGTAAAGAACTCAAATCACAATTAAGTATTCTCAAGGAAACTAACCCAGAATATATTCAAACCCTAAAGGATGCCGTTACGGCATCCTATAAGGCAGAACTTCAGGCAATCAAACCCAGTTCTACCGAAGAAGAGGAACAACTCAATATCGAACTCAAGGACATAGTATTAAAAATACTATTTGGGCCTTTCTATAACTATTTCGTATCAGAATACGTAGTATCAGATACTATATGGGAAGAACAGGATAAACTAATCGAGGACTTATATTATTACTTCAAATCATGACACCGTATATTCAACAACAACTTAAAAAGCTATGCGATAATCCAAATTGGTATGACGATATGCTCATCTCATGGGATAAAAACCCAAGAAATCAAAGGGAAGCTATTTATAACTACCTTTCTCATGTACAACTAAATGGGTTACTAGAAAACACTCAGATAGTTTTTACATTCATAGATGGCGACATGAAACCAGCTTTCTATTTCGAAATTCCCAGAGATACCAATCGATATCTTATACTGGGAATCCTCGATGAAGCAGGTTATCCTCATTGCTGCCTATTAGGCCAACCAAAACAAATGTTTAACCCTCAACTCAATTAACATCATGAAACCAACAATAACAGTAAACCAATATCCAATCGGATGGGAATGGCTAGACAGAGTACCTCTAGAGGACTTTACTTGGCTTATAGAAATATTCTCTACCATGACCGATAACACTGATACTTATGACTTTGCTACCTTCGATAAAGAAGCAACTAATGGAGAACCTCCTTATCCAGTAATCGAAATCAATAGGAAAGGCTTAGCCCACTTCATGAATGATGACCAAGGCTATAAATCAGGTATATCAATGTACGGTCACTATATAGCATGTAAATGCTTAGACATATCCTCAGAAAGGGAATACATGAATCAGTATACCGATATAAGAATCCTAACCAATGAAATAAAACCATGCTAACAAAAGGGAAATTCCTGGTATCTTTCGAGGTACCAGGACACACTAAAGAATACACAGAGGGATTCACAGAGGAAATGGTAATCCCATACAGAACTGAGGAACTTAATATCTATCTAAGGTACCCCAACCAAAGGATAAACAACAATCACCTTCATTCAGAACACATAAGATTACAAATAAGAGATATACTACAGATACCCCTAACAGATATAACCATAATCGATATAATATCACTACCATGAATATCATCTATCACATAATCCGAATAATCCTATCCGTAGGCACCATCCTAACCCTCATACGCAATGAGAAAATATACCAAGCCTACAAACACCACCACCCAACAAACAAATTAAGGTATATAATATCACAAACCCTAATATTAATCCTATACACCTCATCACTAATCTTAGTATCCTACACATATAGGATTATACTAACCCACCTATAACCCAATACTCCCCTACCCAACACAAAAATAAAAAGAAAATCTTAATAGCGCTAACTAAGCTACAACCTAATTTAGGTACATAATATAATACACCTACATACATAACATATAACCATCCCCCCTTATATATACTAATCATATAATACATATCAAGGTACCTCGCCGGGGGTTTTGGGGATTTAGGCAAACAAGGCTAGGCAAACTTACCTTACTATACAAAGCCACTCAACTCACTATATAGCCACTATACCATATAGCTCTACTACACACTTTAAAGGCAAACTCAAAAAGGCCTAAAAAGGCAAATAAATCCGACCATTAATGGCCCCTAAATCCGATTGCCATGAGTACCCTTTATATGTATTATATTATAGATTGCATTCAAGGTAATTCGAAGGTAGGGGATTATATAATACAGATATGTTATGTAGCTTCTATGTATGTAGGTAGTATAGCTTTAGTACATCGTCGATTAATGGCCATTATTAATTTACCTTGATTGCCTTCACCAAGTTATTATACTATGTATTATATAATAAGTATTGGGTTGGGGATTAGGTAAATAGGATATTAGGTTTTAGGGCTAAATGGTTTATAGGATTTAAGGCCTTCAAGGGGCATATTTAGGTAATATTCCTAGTAACTCTGTAAGTAATTTGCTTAGTATTTATATTAGCATTAATTTTTGTATTCTAGGACAATTTTGTGATTTAGGGGTACCTTGATTGCCTAGATCCATTAGTTATTATATATTAGTTATAGGTAAGGAAGGTAAATGGCAATCTCCATTAATGGCCTCAAGGACTAAGGCAAATATAATTCAAGGCCCTTAATAACCTACGAAGGTAATTAGGGTTATTGCATAATTAAAATATAATATCTATATTTGCATTGTAATAATAACTAATTAAATATAGACGTATGAAAACAAGTATTTTAACAACTGATTTTAATTTTGCAAAGAGTATTAATCTTTCATTAATTGCTGCACCTGATGCCTATCCTTTTTATCCATCAGGCATGCTAGACTTCATTAAGCCTTATTTACAGGAACTACAGGAGAACACAATCATTCCTGATTACTTAACTCTAGTATCAATCCAAACTATCGATAACCAAGATGCTGGGGTACACATATTAACCTTTATCATCAATGACCCAGAACATTTCGATGATGATACTGCTGGCATCACTTGCCTTGAATGCTTACGGAATACCTTTCCCTATGACCCAGAGGCATGCTTTGGTCAGGCACCTAAGGTAAACGAATTCGAAAACCTTTACACAGTAACAGTTCCTTTCACTTGCTAAATCACTAAGGGGTATCCATAACAGGGTACCCCTATTAATACATTAAATACAAACGTTATGAGAACAATTAATCAAATTTCAAACCTCATCATCCTTACCCTAGTAAATTACGTTAGGGATTATCCATGGGCATCCTACATTGCCAATTCACTTTCACAATTCGATTTGACATTGCCAGAACTAATGCAATCGAAAGCTAAGGAAATATCCATCTACCTTAACACAGATGATTGCCTTATGGAATTCTCATCCGAAATCCCTGACCCAGAGGAAATTGAACCCGATTTTACCTTCAACATCGAGTATATAACCTTTCAGGTATACTTCGATTAATTACTTAACCCAGAGCCTAACTTAGGTACCTGGGTTTTTACTTACGCTAACTTAGTAAGCCCTTATAGGCTATCCTAATCTCTATAGGCTTACCATAGTCCCTATATGGCCTTATTGAATTAGGACCAAGGGGTTTATAGAGGGCAATAATATAGGGGATATAGCTAATCGGCCTTAATTCTTTATCACCTTAGTCGATTAATGGCCATCAATATACAGGTATATAATACACTCTCAAGAGGACAGGCATAAGTTATCCATATACATATCATATATGCCCACTACAAGGCGTGCGAAGATTTCCCTTGTGAACCTCCAAAATTAAGTGCAAAAATTAAGTCCTTTTTAGGGTGCAATAAATTTTTGAATTTATAGATTTTTCACAAAAATAATTTTGAAAATAAAAATATTCATTTTCTCAAAAAATTTTCTTGAAAATGTTTGTAGATTAAAATAAAGTCCGTATCTTTGCAATGTGAGAAAAACAAAAGATATTTGAAAGATTTTATTTAAAACTTTTTAAGAAAATAATTTTCTAAAAATTTTGTAGATTAAAAAATAGTTCTTATATTTGCAATACAGAAATGAAATAAATACTACCTTATTAGAATAGTTTAAAAAGTCTTGAAAGTCTATTTAAAAAGGTAATAAAAATAATAAATAACAAAACTTTCAAGCAATTTAATTATGAAAAAGCAAATTAATAACGTGAATGTAGAAAAAGCAAGTGCAAACGCAAAAGCAAATAGTTTAATTGCTTTAGACGTATTAAAAAGCGTTAAAGAAAAAAACGCGGGACTTTTTAAAACATCTTTAGGGACAAAAACAGAAATTTACAAAAAAGAACTTTTTGAGGGTGCAAACGAAAAACAAATCAAATCGTTACGTAAAAAGTTCAGAAACGTAACTTTCAATTTTCTTTCCACGATTGCAAACAATGCAGATAAAAAACTAATTGAGGGCTTTATAGATTTTTATAAACAAGTCTATACATTAAACGATTTTTCTTTTTCTTCTATTGCAAGTGAAAATACTAAAGAAGAAAAAAAAG